GTGCGAACGCCGGGCCGTGCCTGCTCTCCGCTACGCGGGTTAGACGCCCGCGTCGACGACGTACAGCGCCTGCTCGTTCGGCAGCGCGAGCGCGTTCACCTGACACTCAACCGTCAGGTCACGCCCACCATTGCCCACTTCCTTGATCACCGTCATGCCGTTGACGTCGATCTGCGCCGCAGGGTTCGCGGCCGCAAGCTGGTAGGCCCGCGCGACGGGGGCATAGAAGGTGTTGCCGATGATCCCGGACGCCGGGATGAATGCCACGATGTTGTCCGGCCAGACCTTCGTCTGGACGCGGGTCGATCCACCGTCGCTGAACACCTCGTGCGTGTCCTCGACGACGATGATGGCGAACGGTCCACCGAACTCGGCGGACAGGCGGTTCTGAAGCTCCGCCTTGCTCAGCGGCAGGGCCTGACCGGACGCACTCGCTGCCGGCGCGGTGACCTGCATCGCACGGAAGGTGCTGAGGCGCATCACGGCGCCACGCAGGGAGCCGATGAAAGTCTGTGCGTTGTACGACTCCTCGAGGAACTGCGTCCACGCGGTGCCCGTCACGGGCGTCGCGGTCCACGGGGTCGGACTCACGTAACGGTCACCGCTGAACTGCAGGTCGATGACCTTGTCCGCCGCGCTGCCCTGCGGGTTGCGCACGGTCACGCTGCCGGTGGCCCACGCCTTCATTGCGTCGATCTCGATACGGCGCAGGTTTGCCATGACCAGCCCGTCCGTACGAACCGGAATCTGCGGGCCGACGATCTGACGGAAGATCGCCTCGTTGCCAATGGTACCCTCGAGCAGCCGCTGCATCTCGTACTCCTCGATCTTGAAGTACGATTCGATCGGCAGCATCTCGACGTCCTTCAGCGGCGGCGTCACGAGCGGGATGTGACGTCCACGCGCATTCCATTCACGCCGATCGGCGGCGGGACGCAGGTCCAGCGTGGTGATGTCGCTCAGCTTCACGCTGCGCGCGTCCACGCGGGGGAAGAGCAGGGGATGGTACATCTTCCCCATGTCGATGGCCGAGCGCGCCTGAGCGCGCACGGTGAGAGCGGCGTTGGTGAGCGCCAGCTCGGAGTCAAGCCACGAAAACATTTTCTGATCTCCTGTGAGTGTGAGTTGGCGCTGCGCTTACGAGTTGGTGACCGCGATGCCGGCGCGGAACCCTGCGATCTCCGCGGCCGTGTACGCCCGTCCGAGGATGTCCTCAGCGAGGTCCCGATTGACCAGTCCGTCGGTGGCAACCACGATCGCGAAGACACCCGTCAGCGCGGCCACGTTGTTGTCGACGAGCTTCTGTGCTTCGACCGTGACGCCGTACACTTCGTCATTGTCGCCTGCGGTCACGTCCCACGTGATGACGTCACCGGCTTCGAAGTCGGTCGCGCCATCCGAGACGGTCACGTTTAGCTGCGGCGACACGAACGCGGTACCGACGATCAGTTCGCCGATGTACCCGGACTTGCTGCCCTCGACCGCTGCATGCGCCGTGGCACCCGTGGTCAGGAGCGTGGCGGTAATGGTCTCGGCCGGCTGCCCGTACCCGCCGGTCGCCGCGCCGATCACACCGTTCGCGTTGCCCGTGGTCACGGTGCCCTGCGCGACCGTGCTCTTGGTCTGCGGGGATGCGACCAGCTGCCCCGACTTGGTCAGCGGCACACCGGGCTTGATGCGCCCATGTGTGTCGACCTCGAAGGTCGACAGATCGGAAAGATCGACATCGATGGCCACGGTGTGGCTCACCAGCCCCACGAAGGGGCTCGGGTAGCTGTCGCCCCCGCTGGTCTTGTTCACGCTCATCGGCATTGTCCTGCTCCTGTTGGTGCGGGTGAGTTACTGCACGAGCGCCAGCCCGGCGAACGCGCCGTGCGGCTTGATGCCTTCCTGCGCGGTACCGGCCGCGGCTTGCTTCTTCACGTCCTCGCGAATCTTGTCGAACGTCGAAGGCGGTGTGTGCGGAGCACCCTTGGCCCCTGTCCCGCCACCAGCGTCCGTTCCCACCAGCACGAAGTCTGCCGGTGCACTGCCCTTCAGTTCCTCCGCCAGCATCCCTAGCTGCGCATCGAAGTCGGTCGCGGCAAACGGAATGTCCTTGCCCGCCTGCAACACCTGCCGCGTCCCATCGTCTCCGATCTTGATGCGAGCGATGACATCCGCCTTCTCGACCAGCACGTCCGCGAATGCCTCCACCAGTCGCTTCTCCCCCTTGCCCAGCGCCGTGCGCAACTTGGCCTTCGCCTGCCCGTGTCGCTCGGTGCGCAGGTTGCCCAGCAGTTCGGTCTCCCGCGCGGTCGCCTTGTCCTTCACCGTCTGGATCTCACGACCATACTGGTCGTGCAGGGCCTTGGTGTCGGGGGCGCTCTTGAGTGTGGTGACCTCGGTCTTCAGCGTGACCACTTCTCCCTCGAGCGCCGTGACCTTGCCCTGCGCAGCGGTGAGTTCGGCTCCCTTCTTGCCGTAGCCGACATCGTGACCGCTCTGGAAGATGTGCTGGTACAGCCCGCCCGCGTTGGCCTGAATGGCTGCCGCCTGCTTGTCCTTGTCCTCGCCTGCGGCCTTGAGTGCTTCGATCAGCTTGTCCATGGTGGTGCTCCGTATCGTGGAGTAGACGCGACAGGGTGGTATCGGGACCCTGACCCGCAACACCCTTTCGGGTGGCTTTGCTGCTTCGCGTATAAGAATGAGGGCACACGTCGTTGCGGACCAACCAACGGGAGTATCATGTCAGGATGCGGATTTCTCCTTGCCCGCAACGGCAGTGGGGGTGTGGGTTGCGGGGCCACTGATCCGGACGGTACCAGCCGGGGCCGTGGCCACTGTCGTGCCGGGCGATGCCAAGGCACACGGGACACACGACGTTGTCACCGGCGGTCTGCCACTTCGCGACCATCTGCACCACGGCCTTCGTGAGCGCCAGCGCGTTGCCTTGGCGGTACCCCTCGAAGCTCTCGGTAATGATGACCCGTTCCGCACGCCACGGGATGGAGGCACCTGCCTTCACGTCTGCCTTGGTCATCCCCCCGAGGTCCACGGGCAACTGCCCGGCGAGCAGGCGCCGGATACCACGCACCGCACCGGCGCTGGGCATCTCGCCCACGGCACTACGGATATAGTCGGCCATTGCCTGCTCGGCCGTGCTCATGTTGTCCTTGATCATGGCGTCGATGGTGGAGCCCTTGCGCAGTTGCTTCATCAGTGCCTTGGTCTCCACCGGCACGGTGGAGAGCCGCAGGGCAATGCCCCCCGCGTCCACGCGCGCGACCTTGGCCACGCTGAAGTTGACGGCTTTGTGCTCCCGTACGATGGCCGACAGGATTTCGGCCTGCGCATCCTTGGTCGCCGCGATCCATGCGGTCTCGACGTCTGCGAGTGCGCGCTCGAGTGCCGTGAGCAACCGCGCCGCGTCGGCCTTGGTCATCACCTGCGTGCCTGCGGCCGCCTTGGCGAAGCGCACCGACGCCTCGGCCAAGGCGGCATCCACCTTGCGGATCGCCCCACGGGACGCGCGCGCTGAGGCCGCGCGCACCCGCTGCATGAGAGCGGCGAACTGCCGTGCGGCGACGCGTTGCTCTTCGCGGGTCACGACACGTATGCGGCGAGGGTGGACTTCTGGTTCCGGTTGTCTGCGCCGGTGTCGCCGAACAAACGGTAGGCCTTGGTCTGCACGAAGTCGGTGAACCCCACGGACAAGATCACCACACCCCAATCCTTGACGCGAGTGGTGAGGGTGTTCTTCAGGGACTGCTCGAGGTCCTTCTGGTCTGACTGCAACTCCGCCCACGACTTCTCGCGCACCCGGCTGGCAAGGTGTGTCATGGCTACGGCGTCGAGCGCCGTCTCGAAGTCGAAGACCTCACAGTAATACTTGACGGGGTCAACGACCTTGAAGGTGATGTTGGCACTGAACGACGCCACCTTCTCGTCCTTCGTGGTCATGGTCTGTGTGAGGAGGTTGCGGGTCTCTACGCTGATGATGACGAACTCTGCCTCCTCGATCTTGCAGGGCCACATCCAGAAGAACCCCGTGCACACGCGGTGCGGTTGCCCCCACCGGAACACGATCGCCCGGCGGTAGCTGCGCGCCACGCGGAACGGGGTGAACAGCTTGATGAGCCGTTCGAGATGGACAACGATTGCTTCGAACCAACTCACTAACATACCCTCCGGATATACGCCGCAAGCGCGTCTACCCTGCAAAGGTCTTCCTGCAACAAACCGAGCGCCGTATTGCAGTTGCTACACAGCAGCCCCCGAACTGCTCCGGTCTTGTGGTGGTGGTCAACACTCAGGCGTAAAGTCGCTCCGCGGTACTTTCTTGTTTCGCGCGCACCACACGAAGCACATCGCCCTTGTTGACGTTCACACATCAAGATATACTGCTCAAGTGTAAGCCCGTATGTACGAAGAAGATTTCTTTTGAGGAGCCAAGTTGGTTCTTTGCGTTTGCGCGCTTCATATAGACGTTTTTGTGAAAACGGATTCTTTTTGTGATACATACGTGTGTAAAGTGCCGCTGCTGCACGGCACTTTATCAGTGCCGCCACAGATACAACGAATCTCTTGGGCGAGGGACAGGTCGCCGCCACAGACATCGCACAGCTCTTCCGGTGCGGCCTCGCGAGGTGCGGATTTCTCTGCGCGAGCCTCTTGTGTCGCGTCGTAGGCCAACTCGGTGAGTTCTTCGAGCGCCTGACGGGCCGCATCGTGCCCACAGGTGCAACCGTCCCAGAAACCCTCACCATCAACGAATCCCTTACACTCGTCGTGGCCGGTCCACAGCCCTTTCTTGACGGCGTCTTCCATCGCACTCACCCGAGCGACGGTCGCGCCCCGTAGTTCACGCTCGGCCTGCGTAACGCCGTCATTCCACCGATAGCGTTCCCGTTCGCCCTCGCTGACGCGCGGACAGGCCCGCAGGGCGGCACGGACGCTTTCGAGGAGTTGCCTTTGCTCCTCCATCCCGGCAACGTGCGCCTCGGTCCCGGCGTCAATCGCAGCGCGCACCACTCCCACACTCAGGATCGGCTCGCCCTGTTCGTCAGCGGGCACCCGCAACAAGACGGTGCGCTCAGGCATTTAGCGGCCCTCCGGGGGCGTCGAGGTTCACGGGCGGCATGATCTCGCCGGCGGCGCGGGTAACGACACACCGGCAGCCGTGATTGCTGTATTGACTGCGGTTATGCTTCATTGTTCAACCCAAGACATAACCCACCGCCACACCGGCGAGGAAGATGACCAGCAACACCACGCATCCACATCCGAGGATGGAGTTCGGGATCACCACCTCGTTCGGGTCCCGCTCGCGGCGGCGCGCCACGGTTAGCGCAGCCACGGGCGGACGTCATATGTGCCCTGCACCGCGCCGGGCAGGTCAGCCAGCAAGGGCCAACGGTGGGTCACCCCGTGCTCCGCATGCACCCCGAACATCCACTGCGCCGGCTTGTCCGCCTTGCCGAGTCCGTGCACACTGAACTCCGTGCCACCGATCAGGGAGCCATTGATGAAGCTCTCCCCGGCAGCGTGCGGGAGTGACGTCGCGGTGTGGAAGTGTCCGAAGAGATAGTGGTGCACGACCACGCTGCGGGCGGACTCGAGGGCATTTACGTTGCCCACCAGTCGGTTGATCCCGTACCACGGAATCTGATTCCACGACTTCACGTCGTGCCCGTGCGTCTGAAGGAAGTTCCATCCCTCGACGTCGAAGATGACGCTATAGCTGTTCGGGGTGTGCCACCGGATGCGGTCACCCATGCCGCTGAGGTGCTCCTTCGCCATCCATGCGATGAGTGTGTCCCAACTACGCAGCGGGTCCTTCTGCTGCACGCGCCGTGCGTCCGGCAATCGGCCGTGGTTGCCGCTGGTGCAGAACACCTCGATCTCCGCGAAGTCGCCGGCGAGATCGCGCAGCGCCTGCGCGAGCAGCAGGCCCGCGCCATACACGGCGTGCACCACGCTCGGCGCGTCGCTGTGGCGTTCGACCTCGTGGATGCTACCGGAGATGAGGTCGCCGTTGAGCGATACCACCAGCTTGGGGAACACCCACCCGCCGCCCCGTTCCATCTTCCGTTTGATGCTAAGCAGGGAATGCACGATGGAATAGACACGGCGCCCGGCCGTCGTGGCGTCGTACGCGTTGAGGTCGCGGACCCGCTCCGGGTCGACGACCTCGTACATGTGCCAGTCGCTCAGCATGAGGACCAGCGTCTCGCGCACCGTGTCGTCCTTGGCCTTGGGTGGCTTGACATACGCCGGGGGTGCGGGGAAATCCTGTGCCACGTCCTTGACCAGCCGCGTGAGTGTGATACGCAACGACTTCTCCCCGGCGGCTTCGTGCAGAAGGTCTCGCTCATGGCGGGCCAGTCGCACCCGCTCGACCTGCACCTCGAGGGGCACAGTGGACTTGATGCTGCTGGGGGTTCCGCGGGTCATGTGCTGCTCGACCACGGCAGTCTCGACGGCGGCGAGCGCCACCTTCATCACGCGGGCGATCGTCTCCATGCCGCGCCCTTCATCCTCGTACAGTTCCCGCACCCGCTGCACCTGCTTCGCGTCCAGCGGCTTGACCGGCGCGGCCGTGGCGCGCTTGAACTTGTGTTCAGCCACTGCTTCTTCGATCTGGATGCTGGGTAGGCGCATCAGACGCGCGCAGGTCTCCATCCCTCGACCTTCGACTTCGTAGAGGTTGCGCAGTCGAGTGATTTGTTTTTGGTTCATGCGGCGCTCCCGCGTGAAGGTATGTGCGAACGATAGGTGCAACGCGCACGGGGCGCTCGAAGCATGGACCTCGAGCGCCCCGTGCGTTTTCCTACGCCCCGGCTGCTGGGGCGGGTGGAGTCGGAGGCGGAGCGCCCGGTGCGGGTGGTGCAGCGGGTGCCCCTACCGGCGGTGCCTTCGGAGTTGGCTTGAAGGCACCGTTACCGGCGTCACCCATGATCTGCTCTGCCTTGCTGGCGACGATGTTGAAGAACGCCTCGAGCATCGCAATGCCGGAGTTGCGCGGGATGGTCCCTTCCGCGACCAGCGTTACGATCTCCACGGCAGCCGCGATCTGCGCACCGTTGAGCACCGTGTCCGTGGTAGTCTGAATCACTTGGTCAGGTGCCTTGGGAGGCAGTGCACTCGGGTCCGCTGCGCTGCCCGGTGCCGGCGTCCCCGCACCGCGGCCGAACTCGGCATTGATCGTGGCCATGCGCGTCTGTTCCGACGCCACGGCTTCCGCGCTGGTCGTGAACTCGCTTTCGATGGTGGCTTGGTCCTCGGCGCTGGTCAGCGTCCCCGACTCCTTCGCGGCGATCATCATCAGCTTCGCACTCATCGTCGGGCTCATCAGCCCGCTGGTCTTCTGGAGATCGAACAGACGCTCGATGCTATCGAGCACCGGCGCAAGGTCAAAGTCGCGCGTCCATGTGCTGCTGCCCTGCGGGGCGGCGGACCCGAACCGCTGCTCGAGGAAGAAGATCGCAATGTTCTGCGATGCCTCGACTTCGGACGCGAGCAGGGCAAGGCGCGGCGCCTTGCCCTCACCGAACCCGGCGTCCTTACTGGCACCGCTCGAGTTGGGTGTGCCACTGACCTCGAGTCCGGTCACCTCACGCACGGTCTCGCGGATGGCAGACATGCGCTTGGTGAAGACGTCCGCCGTGACGGCACCGGCGCTCGAGTCCTGTACCGTGGGCACCACCTTGGTCGTGCCCGGCTCGCCGCTCGAGGGCACCGGGATGTACTTGGACCCGTCAAGGATTTTCTCCATCGCCACTTCGAACGCCTGCGGGTCCACGCCGAGCAGGAACTGAAGCGAGGAGGCCGCGTCCCATGCGTCGAAGCTGGCGGCTGAGTCGAGGTTCATGTACGCGACCGCGGCGTTGCCGAGTTCGGTCGTGGCGCAGCGCGACATCCGATCTTTGTCGCGCTCGTAGTAGTGCACCCACATCGGGATCGCACCCTTCGTGCCGTCCCACGTGCCGACGTCGCCCGGCTCGGCGCTCACCGTGCCTTGGCTGTCGAAGGTCCACCACCCGCCACCGGAGAAGATGATCTCCCCATCGGCGTCAAAGCCGGTGAACCCCTTACGCACGTAGAGGCGTACGCGCTTGCTGTTCGCGCGGTCCAGCTTGCCGTCGCTGCCCAGCACGGCGGACTTCGGCGGCAGGTTCTGGATGGCCCACGACAGGCGCCCGTTCTCGAAATCCCAGTTGTAGATATCGAGCGGGCTGATATGGGTGAGGTACGGGCGCTTGCCCTCGAAGACGTCGCGCTGGGTCACGCCGGGGAGCACGCTCGCTTCGGTGAACACCCAGCGGTGCCCGGTCGCGCCTGCCCAGCGGGTCACGTCCGCCCAAAAGGTGTCCCACTGCGACCCGTCATTACCGACGCCGTCGGTGTTGTAGAAGACCAGTTCGGCGTTCGTCGGATTGGCCTGCACACGCTCGGGTCTGATCTTCCCGAGCGACCCGAAGCTCAGGCCCTTGTCCATCGTCGGGCGCTTGCGGAACAGGTGCCCCGTCAGCATCGCCATGAACGCATCGGGGAAGTTGACATACATCGCCTGCGACTGCCGCATGGTGTAGTGTTCGCCGGGCTGGTACTTGGTCAGCGTCCCTACCTTGTCCTTGTTCGCCAATCCCGAGGACAGTTCGCCCGCGTCGAGTGTGGCGCTGAACTCCCCGACCGTCCCGCTGGGGCACGGCGTCTCCCAATCAAAGCGGCGCAGTTCGGGCAGCACACTGACGCCCCCGCGCAGGCGGCGCTCGTTCCGCCGCCACTCGCCTTCGCGCAGCTTGAAGAGAGGATGTTGGTCCTGCAACCACTCGCGCTTCGCCATGATCGTGATCCTCGGTTAGCGGGTGGGCTCGCCGCCGGCGGCCCGTGCTGCGTTCTCCATCGGGGACTTGTCGTAACCGTACCGCAGCTGCTCGTACAGGTAGCGCGGCAGAAAGGTCAGCGGGTACTTGCACCACTGCTCACGGTAGTGGTACTCCTCGTGTTTGCGGCGCTCCGAAGTCATCACTGCGAGGTCCGTGTCCGTATAGACGTAGCACCGCGCCCCGATGGTCATGGCTTCCTCGTGCGGGAAGACATGCTGCAAGACCCAACCCATCCAGTGCTCGCTCACGATCTGCCACTGGCCGTGAAAGTACACCAGCCAGTAGATGAGGCAGGCATAGCCGACCCACGCCACCAGTAAGAACTCGATGATCTGTTTCATCTCCGCACCGTCCGGAACTTGTCGGCCGTCTGGCCGAGCGCCAAGCGCGCACGGTCGCGCGCGTACACCACCAACCCGAGAGCTATCACACCGTCGTCGTGCAGGCCTTGGGGCGCTTCGTACCGCACCCCGTGCTTGGTGTATTCGTACCCAAAGGATTCTAGTTCAGCCACCAACCATCCGCGAGGGTAGCGGACCTCCTTCCGGTGCAGCGCCGTCATCAGGCGCTCCATGAGTCCCTGCTTGCTGGGACCCGTGAAGACGAACAGCTCGCCTTGCGGCTTGCACGCCTTCAGCACATCGCGCGCCACCTTGTCGCCGACGCCGGTCGCGTCGATCGCGAACGGGGCACGGTACTCATTGATGAGTGCGGCAATGCGGGGCACGGTCGCTTCCCACGGCAGCTGAAAGCGGTCGAGCGCCACGACCTGCCCCGTGTCGACGTCCATGATGCAGACGACCGTATAGTCCTCCGCACGGGCGATGTCGATCCCGGCGCAGTAGCGGTTGCCCTCCCGGTGCTGGGGCGCGATGCGGAACACCACGCTCCCGATGGCCTCGTAGACCATCATGGCGCACGCGGCGATCGCCAGCAGACCGAAGGGGTTGCCCGCGTTCTCCGACGGTTCGCCGAGATACTCCTGCTTGTACGCGTCCTCGGGCAGGTCGCGCTTCGCCCCCATGATCTCCTCGAGCAAGACCTTGGGGTTGAGCACGCTGGGCATCCGGAACGACGCCCACTCGCCTTCGCCTGCGAGCATGTGCGCCTGTCCCTTCTCGAACAGCGTATGGAAATAGCGCCTACCCTTCGGTGTGCCGAGGAACCACGCGCCGCCGCGGTGAATGGTCAGCGTCGGGCGGATGTCGTTCTCCCACCGCTCCTTGAGGTCCTTGACCAACCCGGCTTCATCGATGGTGATCTCGTCGTAGTCCTTGCCGCGCCCCGCGTCGGGGGAGTCGAGAGTCCACATCTCGAGCACCCCACCGTTGATCAACTCGAGGCGCTTCTCGGTCTCGGACTTGTCGCGCACGATGGGGGTGAGGCGCTTCTGGAGATCGCGCCACGCGTCGGAGAGCAGCTTGTACGTGGGGGCGAACCACCCGTGCGAGCGCCCCCGCAGCACGGTGCGCAGGGCACGACGCTTCCCGAACGTGGTCTTACCCAGCCGGCGCCCACACTGTGCGACGTTGAACCGTGCCTGATAGTCCTCGAGGATCTGTTGGCCGCTGTGGTTCTTCGGCACGCGCACGGTCGCACTGCCGCCCGTCTGCGTGATGTGTCGGCGCTTGCGGTTGAGGAGGACCTGCACCTAGTGCTTCCCGTTGCCGTTACCGTTCGGCGCCGTGGCAATACGGGAGGCCGTGGCGATCGCGACCGCGGCGCCCACCACGCGCTTCATGTCCACGGGCGTTCGCTTTTTGGTGGGCGCGGTGCCCGCCTTGCCTTCCTCGGGCGGCTCCTCGTCCCACACCACGGTGACCTTGACCTCCGTGTCGAGCGGCGCGTCGAAGAAGCCGAGGCGGTTGAGCAGCGTGTCCGCGGACTTCATGTCTGGCTCAATCGCGCGCACGCCATCCTTCGCTTCAGGCGACGTCGGAGGCACGGCAGCTGTACCCTTCGCGGCGTTGACGAAGGTGGTGGCAAGCTCCAACTGCAAGTCCGCGCGCGCGCGGTCGATGCACTTGCGCAGATGCGGCCACTTCCCGAACAGGTTCACGTCGCAGTCCATGAGCACCGCGATCGCCTTGTCGGGCAGCCCCTTGCCGGCGATGTCGGCGAGCTTCTCGACGTCCATGGTGAGTCCCACCTTCTGCTTACGAGGCACAGCGCCGTGCTCCCCGGTGCGCCATACGATCGGCGTCCGTTTCGATGATAGGGTTGATGAGGGTGAAGCAGTGGGGGCAGCGGGCCTGTTGCGACAGCCCCTTGCAGGACCAGCACCGCAGCAACACCGCGCCCACCTCGAGCGGGGGTATGCGTACACGAGACAGGGCCTTGGCCTGCACCCGCTCGCGCTTCCGGGCGCGCGCGGCACACGCCGGGGTGAGCACCACCTTCCCCACCCCGTGGCGCTTCAGCAACGCGTACACGTCCCACTGATCGCGGAAGGTGCTGGGGTACTGGCGCGCGATCCGCTCGGCCGTCCAGTTGCGTTCGCGATAGAGATGGAAGATGCGGGCAGGTGTGGGCATGACGTAAGTCAAGTGAGTGGTGCCATTTCCGGCAACCCTCACGTCCATCCCACGCGTGCTGATGGGCCGTTCCCAATAGAATGTCTACCCGGGGATTTGGCGGATGGAATCAGGGAGTTTGAGTTATAGTCTCCCGTACTTCCCCGCGTAACTAACTCAATACCAACAACTTACCGCGGTACCATAGGCTACTAGTAGCTACCTAACTTACGTTACTACAGTACGTTACCCCACGAACCGAGCTCCTCTATAACTCAAACTCACTGATTCCATCCGCCAAATCCCCCGGTAGACCGCCTTTAGTACGCCGTAGGCGCACCGCCTACATCAGTACCCGACGGGCTGCCCGCAGTTGGTACACCGCTGCGCGCGGTGGTTGCGTATGGTGTGTGGAGGAAACGGCGTGCCGCAGTGCGAACAGGGGGCCAGTTGGGCGTCGAGGAACAGGAACGCGATGGCCCGTTTGGTAAGCCATCTCTGATGCTTCACCTCTTTACGGCACACATCACACGTAGGAGGTTTCCGTTGTGGGGCGATCCTCCGTGCCTTGCACACCGTACATATGACCAGCAGGTCCACACGTGCCTTCTCACGGCAGGCCTCGCAGGTGTGGGGACGGCGCTGTTTGACCACCGGCTTACCACAGCGTTCACAGCGCGCCGAAAGTCGCCTGCCACCCTTCCGGCATTTATCGCACGTCAACGGCCGCCGTTGCGCCGCGACCGGATCGCCGCAACAGCGGCACTTCAGGCGGAGGCTCATGGGAACAGCAACTCCCGGATCTGAGAAGGCGACCACGCGTACTTCGACGAGCGGCAGAGCACGAGGTCCGGCGGCGGGGCCACCTGCACCACGCGGCGCAACCACTCGGGCATCGCCTTCGCGACGTAGACCAAGGTATACATCTGATCGATGCTCATGGTGAACGGCTGCACGTCGCAGAGCACCAGCGCCCGGCACCCGTCCGCCGCCCACCCGCGCAGGAAGTGGGGCTGCGCATCGCGGAAGGGGATGCGCCATCCTGCCTTGACGTGTGCGGCGAGCGCGTCCCACGTCCACCGTGTGCGCGGCTTCCCGTCGTCCTGCGCACGCCACACGTCCAGCATGACATGGACACTGGCAGGCAGTACCTTGAGTTCGACCAGTGTGACGCGCCCGCCAGTACGCGACGCCCCGATGATGTCAGGCCAGCCCGGTGCCACGGCTTCGAGCCGGCGCAGGGTGAACCCGCTGGCGAGCGGCTCCCCCACGAGCTTGAGCCCGGACCACATGGCGGACTCGGTCCACTTGGTGGCCTTACGCGGCATGCTTCACCTCCACGCGCAGCAAGGGGTTCAGCATGTGTCGTACCCCTCCTGTTCGACGACACCGGGGGCAACCCCGGCGCTCTCCTCCGCGTGCCGGATCGAGGGGACGCCGCACGGGGAGGCGAGGCGCGTGTCCACGCTGTCCACCGTGAGTGAGCCCTTGCCCCGGCGTTCGAGCTGGATGCCCACGCGGATGAGATCCGTGCGCGTGGGATACTTGACGATGGTCCAGTTCTTTGGGATCGGCATGGTCACCCCTTCACGTAGCGCAGGCGCCGCTTGGTGTGCCGGTGGACGCGGGTCGCGACATCGAAGGCGATGTTGTGGGCGAAGGTGATGCGGTCAGCCCGGTCCGCATCGTTGATCAGGCAGTACAGCACATGCGGCGCGTGCAGCTCCGGGTCATACACCGTGCGAAAGGTGTCGCGGTACGCGGTGCGGGCCTGATCGGTCCACCGCTTCCACACGCGTTGCGGGACGGGGTGCTTCTTGGGGCGTGGTCTACGCATGGCTTGCCTCCGTGAGTCGGTTCGCGCGGCGCAGGTGCCACGCGTGAAGAATGTCGAGCGCCGTCAGCTTCAGGCGGAACCCCGCGTCGAGCGCGGTACGGCGACGCGCGGTGCCGGCGTAGTGATGGAGTTCGTTGTGCATCTCACTGGTACAGATGGCGTCGCACCGGGCGACGTCGCGGTTCCGTGTCGGGTCCCACCGATCCTTGCCCCCGGCGAAGAACGCCTCACTGAAGATGCCTCGGCGCTTGCGTGAGGGCAGTACGACCCGGAACGACTCCTGCGGGAGTCGCGTCTGTGGGCGCGAAGGGACCGTGACGCCCTTGCTGGCGTTGGGCACCAACGGGGCCTTGCCGCCACCACCGAACACCCCGGCGATTGCCCCGGCCAGTAGCGCCAGCTTCGCCCCGAACCCGCGTGGTCTGATACTCATGGTTGTGGTCTCCCGTGGATGATGGTTGTCATGACGCGCTTCCGCTCTCGCCCGGCTCGCACGACCTGCACGAAGCGGATCGGGTGCAGCAGCGCGGTGACGGCGATGTACGTCCAACGCCGGGGGCGCGACCACATGCTGATCGGGGCATGGCGCCAGCACCACGTATCCGCCATCGTACCGTCCATGCGTTGCTTGAAGGGAAACTGCCGACGCCGGGGGTCCAGCGTCGACCACTTGCGGTAATACTTGGACTCCCGCCCGCACACGTCGCACGGATACTTGGACTTCGCCGCACGGGCGTTGCACGCGTCCGCGTGCGCTTGCGCATCCCGCGCCTGCCGGTGCATGTCCGTGAAGGACAGTCCGCGCTTGTGCAGCGCCCGCGCGACCTTGGTCATGTGCTGTGTGCGCTTGCGATGGATCTTGCGTTTGAGGCTCATCGGCAGAGGTGGTTGAGGGCAGCGTCGAGTGAGGCAAAACACCGGGCATGGTAGAGCACCCACGGGGAGGCACTCTTGTGCGTGACGCCCCATGCGATCACCTGTTTGCCTTGGCGGTGTGCCAAGGCGATCTCCATGGCCGTGCCCCACGACGGGCGCTCGCACCGTGCCAAGACCACGTCGCATCCTTGGATGTCGATCAGGTCACCTTCCACGCACTGTGCGACGGTGAGGTTCGTCCAGACCTCCACGCTGCGGTAGTCGCGGGTCATGGGGTTGCGCACCGTGTGCCCGGCCTGCCTGAGACGGAAGCTGGCGAGCCGCCGCCAGTCGTACGCCTCCTTGTCGCTGCACCCAGCGATGGCCCCGGCGAGGTAGATGATCATCTAGTCCCGGGGGTCCATGAGGGTGGGGCGGTGTCCGTTCTGTGGTGGGGGGAGCGGCTTCCCCGTGTCCATGCGGTGCAGCATGTTGCTCACGCCCATACCCGCGAGCATGCCCAAACAGAACATGACCAACAGGATCAGGTAGATCATTTCGCCTCCTCGAGTTCAGCGATCATGGATGCGCACTCCGCGTAGCCGGCGGTATCGGTGAGATTGTCGCGCTTGTGCTGATGCGCCTCGCGCGATAGCTTGACGGCGATCATCATCAGCGTAGCGAGGCGCGGCGGGATGTCGGGCAACCGCTCTTCCCCTTCGACCAGTTCATCCTTGCACAACTGCGCACGGGTGACCAGCGCAAGCCCGCACCGCTTGAGCCACCGCTCGAGCAGGGCAGACCACATACGCCCCGTCGCGCGGTAGTCGTGGATCGGGTGCCCGTAGTCGTTCCCTCGGTTGCCGTGGACGAGGCGTTGGGCTTCCTCGAGGATGGTTTCGGGCTGCACGGCACGCACGGGCGCCAGCAGGTCCGCGATCGCCGGCAGCTTCACCGTGGTCACGTTGCCGGGGTAACGGGCGGCGAACACCGGCTTCCCCAGCAGCACACAAAGGATCAACTCCACACGCGTTCCCTTACTGCGCTCCCACCCGTCGAGCACCACCGTCGCGTCGGCCTTGGCCAACTCCGCCACGTCCTCAGCAAACATCAGCGGGAGCAGTGGGTCGCCGTAGTGGCATTTCGTCACGCCGGGGACGAAGGGGGTGTCATGTACCCGCTCCCATACGCGGGTGTTGGTGTCGAACGGGGTGATCGCCTCGTGTCCCCACGCGCGCCACGCCGCTTGCGCGTCGTTGAACGCGGGGAAGTTGTCCTGCGCGATTCCGTCCATGGGTCCTGCCACATACACACGCATTTTAGTTGTACCGTCGTGACTCATGGGCGCTTGGGGGTGAGGCAGGCCTCAATCACCTGCGCAGGGTGAAGTTGCTGCGGCACAATCAGGAAGATGTGCTCCGCGACGAAGGCGCACACCAACAGGAGCACGGTGATGTACGCGGACACGGCCATGCGGCGTTCGAAGCGAGTGGAGATCATGCGACTCCGTCGTTCATGTAGTCGCGCAGACGCGCGTTGATGATCCGGCGCAAGTCGTCCCGCATGTGCGAGGCGAGCGTGCGCAGGTCCGGGGGCAGTCCATCCATGACATGGAGCAGCGCGGTCTCCTGCGCCTCCACCAACAGGGTGGCCACGATGTCATCGGTGAGCCAGCGCCCACCGAGCAGGGTGGCCACCATGCGTGCCTCGATCTCCGTGCGCACCTGCTGTGCCGGCGACGGGATACAGTCCGCCGGCACGAGGGCGATGTGGGTCATAGCCAATCCTCCTCGAGGTACTCCGCGATGATCTTGTTCACTTGGTCGATCAACACCAGCGTCGCGGCTTGGAACCGATGGGTCTCGTATTGGAGGAGAGGCATGTCAGGGGAGGTAGATGGTGTCGAGTTCAACCCTGATTATGTGCATCCGGTCGCGCACCCGCCCGCACACCTGCACCGTGTGAAAGTCCTTGATCTCCACGGCTTCTACTTCGATGTTGTTGAGCAGCTGCTCAAGCTCTTGCAGCACGCTGTTGGCCGCGCGCTTGCACATCGCGCTCTCGCTGTTGTCACTCATTGAAATCCCTCCGTCGTTGGGGGTACAAGGGGAAGTATACGTGGTCAAGACCTGTTCTGCAAGGTGGTCAAGTGCTCGGCCCACACCCGCATATAGGCAGCGTGTTCGGCACTGGTCGCGCGCCAGAACGTTCTCGGGGCACGTACATACCCACACTCGCGGAGAACCGAGCGGAGGGGAAGGTCCGGACGGTGACTACGCGGGTGGGGCGCGTTGGGTTTGATCTCGCACCCCGGATACGGTCTGATCCGCAGGTAGTTACGCGGCATGGTTTTCTAGGTAGTAAGCAAGCGTGCGTAAAACTATCGCACTATCGCCAGCATGACCTAACACCAAGTTGCATTTCATACATAACAACCCACGTACCTTGCCCGTTTTATGATCATGATCCACACCAAGCCGTCGGTGACCGTCGGTTTTCCTGCACCCAAAGCACCTGCCATTCTGCTTCTTCATTAGCGCACGGTAGTCTTTGACACTCATACTGTGGTGATGTTTCAGCCCGTTACGCAGTTGCGCTGCACTGGCACGGCGATGTGCTGCTTGGTATATGGAGAGTGCTTTCCGGCAACGTACACACCGGCAACCTTTGCGGTACCGACCACGCGTGCCGTGTGAAAGAACTACTGTGCGAAACCAACCACGACCTTTACTCATGTTGTAATCTCCGGGTGTTTTGCACACCACCAGTTGGCCCCGAGCCCGGCGTCGACCAGCAACGGCACACGCAACGGCATGGCGTCGCGCATGATCTCCGCCACGCGGTTGCCCGTGGCTTGGTCGGGGACGCTGATGCCGATCTCGTCGTGTACGGTGACCAGCGGGAGGAACCCCTCGCGGTGCACGGCGACCAGCGCGGCCTTCATCATGTCTGCGGCGCTCCCTTGGATGAGACGGTTCATCGCCTTGTGCGGCGACTCGTGAGCCGGGAAGCGGCAGCGTCGCCCGGCAATGGTCTTGATCACCTTGTCCGCCCGCGCTTTCCGCTGGCAGGCGTCGTTCAACTGCTGCACGAACGGGGCGTTGGCGTGGTACTGCTGCATGATACGCAGACCCTCTTCGCCCGGCGCTTCCGTACGATTGCCACGGCCATCGTCCACCCACACCGTCGGGAGCCCGAGACGGTGGCACAACGTCACCGCGCCCATCCCATACGCCGCGGCGAGGTTGATGGTCTTGGCACTGTCGCGGTCGAGCCCTGTCAGCGTGGCCATGAACTGGTGATAGTCCATGTCGGGGTTGTTCTTGTACTGCTCGACCGCCGCGGCGGCGCCCACGCAGTTGATCACGTCCGCGTAGTGTACCGTGAGGCGTGGCTCCTGCTGGCTGTAGTCGGCCGCACACCAGAACTCACCGGGCTCGGGGAGGAACAGGGCGCGCATGGCCGGACCGATCAGCTTGTTCCGTGTGGGGATGTTCTGTAGGTTTGGGTAGCTCGAGCTATAGCGTCCGCTCACCGTGCCCCCGTCGTCTGACCGCAGCGAGTTGAACTGGCAGTGGACCCTTCCCTTGACGTGCATGTCGAGGATATACCCTTGCGCGAAGGTACTGCCCGCCTTGTCGAGCGTGCGCACGGTCAGGACATGCTGCAACCACGGCTCGGCACGCGTGGTCAACCATCCCGCGGTAAAGCTGGGCTGCCCGTGGGGATTGCGGTCTGTGGGCGCCGTGAACGGGTACACGACCCCCGTCGCTTCGCAGGCCTTGGCAATCGCCTGCGCCTCCCACACCGGGACATCGAACCCGACCAACCGCTTGATCTCCCCCTCGAGGGTCTTCTGTTCCTGTGCCCAACGGTCTACCAGGAGCTCCGCGCCCACCGTGTCGACTGCAACCCCGTTGTTCCGCATGGCAATCAGAATAGGGAGCTGCGCCATCTCGAGGGCGTACACGCGCAGGAGCCGCTCAGACTCAATCTTTGTCGACAGCTTGATGACCAGTTCGCGCGCGAGCACGGCGTCGGCTTCGGCGTAGGGTCCAACATAGCGCGCCGGGAGAAAGCGCAGTTGTGACTTGAGGTCCGTGAGGTGGTAGTACGCCGCAGCTTTACGCAGCACGCCTTCGTCCTTGCCGGCGAAGCCGTAATCCTTCGCCACCGCGTCCAGCTTGTAGCTCCGGCGGTGCTCGTCGAGCAGGGACGCCATGACGAATCCGTCATGGACCATACCCTTCGGATATCCGCATCCGTACGCCATGCACCATCCGATATCGTAGAGCGCAGAGTAACAACACACGGTCACCGTGGGGTCAGCAAACAGATCGCGCAACCACGCCATGACGTGCTCGCGGGTCAGCTGGTCGGCGCCGGCTTCTGGATGGCTGAAGGGGAAGTAGGCTTGCCCACCCGGCCACGCGATCGCGATCCCCAGCACCTCACCTCCGTCCTCGGGGAAGCACCAGCCCGCACCGCGCGACTTGATTGTGCGGTCCCACGTCTCCACGTCCACCGCTATGGTGCAGTCGTGCAGGCGGGGAAGCTCGGTAGGGCACGACCACACGGACTCCGGTGGTGGGCCGTAGCCGGGTGTGCCCACCCCAGCCAGCGACGTGCCGGCGTTCCCCTCCCGCCCCCGGTGTGCGCGGTCCTGACGCTCCCCGCCCTTCCGCTTGGGCAAGCCGGGGAGATCACCCTTCTTGATGTCCTTCCAAAAGAACCCGCGCTCGTCGCCGAACTGCATCAGACGCAACGCCTCCGTATATAGGACAAAAGAGCGCGCGCAATGATTGGATCTTCGTGTACTTGTCCGACCGCGTGGTTACAATGGAAGCACAGCAACCCGCGTATTTTTCCTGTTGTATGGTTATGATCTACAGCGAGTCGATAAAGAGTACCGTGTGCAACCTTGGACTCCGTGCGTTTGCAGATGGCACATACACCACGTTGACGTTGAAGAAGTTGATTGTACTGCACCAAGGACATCCCATACATAGCTCGCAGGTTCGCACCACGCCATATATCAGGACGTGCTTTACGTCGGGAGAGAGCCCATGTGTTGTTTGCTTTCTTGCACCGCGCGCACCTGCATCCGCGAAGTGGATAGGTGTTTGGGTCAAACCAATACCGTCGAACGGTACCGTGTGGCGCGGGCGGTTTGGATGCTCTGCGTTTAGACACCGAGGCGATTTCCCCAGATAAGGCAATGCAGTTGCGGGAGCACGCGTGTATCATACCATCCTTGCTCGAGGACCTTTTCAGCCAGCACTTTCAAACTACTCAACAACTCCCCGCGCTGACGGTCTAGTGCGGCGAAGTTCCCCAAGGACACTCCTTCGCGCACCGTCACGTCATCATTGCCGACTTGCAAGTAGAGCGGGACATCGTAGTGCACCGCCAGTTCGTGGACCTGCGCGGCGTACTCGAAGTCCTTCTTGAAGGCGTTGCCGGTGAACACAACCACCTTCAGGATGGTATCCTTCGGGCGGTAGCGGTAGCTCAGGCCGGATAGAGACCGCATCCCAAGCAACTCACCCAGCGTCGACCAGTTGGTTGTCATCCCGCTGCTCGGCGGCTTGGGACTGATACAGAGGTGGTCAAGCTGCGCCATCCAGTCATGGATGATTGAGCCCTGCGTTTCCATGGTGAAGGTGAACCCCTGCTGGTGCCCGAGGCGAATGAGTTCCTCACATCCGTTTTGCAGCGCAGGGTTGCCACCGCTCAGCGTGATGAGGATGGGTTGGTCACCAGTGAGACGGCAGACGTCCATGAGCACGTCTTCCGGTGGCATCTGCGTCCACTTGTGCCGGTGTTCCGGGAGCACCGCGTGCAGCGAGTCACACCACGAGCAGCGGTAGTCACACCCGCCGAGCCGCACGAAGACGGTGGGGCGCCCGATCATCGAACCTTCTCCTTGAATCGTTGGCCCAAACACCTCTGATACTCTCAGCATATATTGTGTCTCTTGATATAGGTAAGAAGACCACTAAGGACAGCAGGATCGTCTCTTGCTGAGCCAAGTGCCATATTGCACAGCGTACAAAGAATCCCACGCACGGTACCAGTCGTATGGTCGTGGTCAACGGTAAGTCTTTCCTTGCTCTTGCACACGGCACAAGTCCCGCGCTGTTTGGCAAGTAGCAAGTTGTACTGTGCTAGTGTGATACCGTACAAAGTTTTCAGCCGCCACTTCCTGATTACATCAGGGGAAGGTTTCTTTCGTGGACGAACATTACGGTACCGTTTTTGCTTTTGGTACAAGGCGCGCCGATTGCGGCGACGGTAAACTTTGTGGTACACGGAACTTGCCACTTTACACGGGGAACATCTGCACCGACCATTTACATATCGGGAAATGGTGCCATGCTTAGACATCGAGTTTGGGATAGAGGTTGGCGAGCCCGCCGGCGAGGGACTCGGTGACTTCGCGCCATGCGCCGGCGCGGACCTCCGCACGGCACCCCCGTTGTCCGGCGGGTGCCGTGTCGTCCTTGTAGAGCACGCGGTACGCGATACCGTCAGGGGTGCGTCCCACGCTGTAGCAGATGTCGGTCATCTTCACGATACGCCCGGTGCCCAGCACCAGCAGCGTGCCGGGTTCAAGCTTGGGGTTATCACTCAGCACGGTCATAGCGCCCTGCATTGTTGATGGCGTCGTGCGTGAAGGTGGCCCCACTGAGCGCCAGCGGGATCAACCACAACAGGTTCGGCACCACGCCCCATCGCTCGAGGTCCCGCACGCGGAGGCGGGTGCACTGCTCATCGGTAACGGTCTGCACCCGCATGAACGTATCATAAGGCACGGTCATGGAGAAGAAATCCACACGCCACGGCTTGTCGCTCCCCACCTTCGGGTCAGTGCTGTTACCGATGGTCAGGAAGTAATCGTCGTGCGTCCATGACAGGTCGAGTCCGGTCTCCTCCCGGAACTCGCGGGTCATGGCCATCGCACCGCTCTCCCCCGGCTCTACCTTGCCCCCGATCCCGTTGAGCTTGCCGCGCTGCCACGACGGGCGCTGCTTGCGGATCAACCACACCTCGATGCCGTCAGGGTCATCCTCACAGAACAGGAACCCCACCACATAGCGGATCATGCGTGTCTCCCCAGCACCACCCCGGTGAGCAGGCCGTCCTCACTGATGAAGCCGGCTGGCTTGGGGAACGCTGTCAGGTCGATGTACTTCGCCCGTGCGACCACGGGCGTCAGGAACTTTGGGGTCCACGAACTGGTGAACTCGGTGACACTGCCGATGCCCACGTCGAGCACGACGTGCGCACCTTCCTCCCCGCCCTCCATGGTGTCGTGCCCGATCTTGATGTGTTCGTTCTCGGGGGTCAGTTCCGTCAGCTGGTGATACGTATCCCGGAACTCCGGTGTGACCTCGAAGCTGCTCTCCGGGTCCGGCAGGTGCTTGTCCACGATCTCTGACGCAGCAGGGAACTCGCCGATGACCCCGGCACAGCGCACCCACGCGCCGTTATCCCAGCGAAAGAACCATGCGTGGTCCGCCACGGCCCACTCCGTCAAGTGCTCGTGGTGTGAGGTGATGAAGTCGAACGCCCAGCGGGGGAGCAGCACGTCCATGTCCGCGACCGCCGGGTGCTGTACCTTGTACCGTCCGATGGCGACGTTGGTGGTCGCGATCAGGTACCCGCGTTGGAATCCGACGCACGTGGACCACACCCGTGCGGCGTTGGCGCCGATGAAGGGCTCGACTGCCCGCAACGCCGTCATCAACTCCTCGGTCCACGGGTGCCACGTCAGCGTCTGAAGCAGGGCGTCGTAGTCGTAGGGCCATGCGTCCCGGGGCATGGTGGCGAAGGTGCAGCGCAGCTTGCCCGCCTTGAGCACCGCCTGCGTCGCGCTGGTGGGCCACGTCAGGGTCATCGCGCGGTCAGGACCCACGCTGACGAGGACCTTCTGCAAGGGCGCGCCGGGGAGCAGGGCAGCAGGGCCGCCGTAGTCCACGGGGTGCACCGCACACACGTTGCCGTCGGTCGCCGCCATACGCCCCGGCTCGAGCATGAAGTGGCTAAGCGCGGGCACCACGCCCTTGGTGGTCAGCGCGTCCTTGAGCCAGCTTACCGCCCGTAGCATCATGGTGCTTCCTCCTGTGCCTTCGCGATCGCCGCCTTCGCGGCTATCTTGCCGTACCGCGCCAGCATCTCCGCGTACAGCGCGCCGTCCTTGGTGCGCACGCAGATTGCCGCGTCATGCTCGAGGTCGCCCGTGGTCATAGGTCGAAGGTGGATTGCCGTTTGGTGAACCGCTCCACGCCCTTGGTTTCGAAGGAGCGATAGGTGCGGGCACAGACCAGCTGACGGGGATGATGATGTGCAGCAAGGTCGGCCGCGGCGTACCCGTGCTTCGCCAGTGCCGCGTCGACCTCTGCCTTCTGGAGTTCCGGCATGGTGTTGTAGTGGGAGCCCTGCAAGTCGCGCGCACTCGGACTCTGTGGACTGAACGAGACGAGGAGTATCTTACCACTCGACACTTCGATGAGGGCGTTGCCGAACGCTGCGATCTGTAACCACGAGCTGGAGTCGACGCTGTACCACGGGAACGCGCGCATCAGGGAAAAGGTGGTCATGCCGAACCCGTGGACCTTGGTGTACGGTTTGCCCTCCTCATCCGTAGCGATGTCCCACGCGGTCTCCAACCACTCCTTGCGGTGCACACCGGGCACGCCGACGAGTCCCCCGAAGGCCATATACTCCACCTCGTGGCACATCCGCTTGAGCACACTCCACGCCTCCCCATAATGGAACGTGGGGATCGCTTTGATGCCAGCGTCCCGCATGGTGCAGTACGCCTCCCACGTCGCTACGTCATCCCCGATGACATCGAGCGCGGCAACCACGGTCCAGAACTCCGCCGTGCTTTGGCAGTAGTCCATGAACTTCGCCAAGCTGATCGTCTCCCCCTTGGCCTTGGCACTGAACGCCCCGCAGTCGAGGAACAGGTCCATGCCCATCTCCCGCATGGTCAGCACGTCGCGGGTGGGTTGGTTCTCGTTGCTGTACCCGTGGTAGTAATACGACATCAGTCGGCGGGAGAGGTGGACACCCACACTCTGCTCCCACGCCGCCGTGCCCTGCTCACCTGCCAAGTACACCCTCACGCGCGCTTCCCATACTTGCGAGTGATGTGCGACGGGGGGATGTAATCGGCGTAGCAGTTGGGTGTCTCCCACACCCGCACCTTCGTCAACCACACCTTGCCAGCAGTCAGCTTGCGCACGGTGGCGTCGACCATCGTGTACCACACGTGAGCCAAGTGCTCTGCCGTGGGCACCACGTCCAACAGTACAACCTTTCCTACGTTCAGCCCCTGCGTGACACGCAGGCGGTACTTGGGTCGTGTAACGCTGACCCCGAACCATTGTGTCGCCAGCGGGTCCTTGTACCAGAGGCACAGCGCGTGGTCGAAGTTGACGTCGATGCAGTCCATCATCGCGTCCTTCAGTACCCCGAAGTCCGTGACCATGCCCTGCTCAGCACCCTGCTTGACCAGCGACAGGGTGGTCGCCGTGGCTTCGATCAGGTAGCGGTGCCCGTGCACGTTGCGGCACTTGCTGGCATGGTTGGTCACGCGATGGCCCATGTCGATGCCGATCTGCCGGGTGATCTCGACTCGTCCGTTGGGTGATGTCATTGGTGTCTCCGAAGATATATTAGTGCTGATTTTACAACGCGCCTACTATCTCGCAAGCTGCCAAGACCTTGATTACACGCGGTGCACAGCAACCCGCGAATGCGTCCTGTTTTATGGCTATGATCAACGGCAAGATTGCGTCCATTTCCACGGCGCTCAGGTTTGTGGCACACTGCACAAACACCGCCCTGCTTTTTCAACAGCACCGCATATTGTTCCGGTGTGATACCAAAGGCGCGCAACAGGTGTGCCCCGTGCCGTTGTTTAGGAACGCGCTTATGATACGCAGCATCGTACGCAGCGCGTGCCCGCTTGCATGGCCAGCACCGGCAACCCTGCACGTATCTGGAAGCTGTACCGTGCGCGGAAGCCATTTTATTTTGCGTCCCGACACAAGCCAATGAATTCAGCGCGGGCGGCAGCATCGGTCTGCAATACCCCCCGCACAGCTGAGGTAGTCGTCAAGCTGCCGTGTATCTTCACACCGCGAGAAGACATGCACATATGTGCTGCACGCACCAGTACGCCCACACCAAGCGGAGCAACGTGCGTGACAAGCGCGTCGGCAATCTGTGTGGTCATACGCTCCTGCACTTGCAACCGCCGAGAAAAAAGGTCCACGAGGCGGGCCAGCTTCGACAATCCCACGATTTTCCCGTTGGGGATATATCCGACGTGCGCCACCCCATGGATGGGGGCGAGGTGGTGCTCACAGTAGCTCACGACCGGAATGTTGTGTACGATCACCATCTGATTGTAGTCGGCGCTGCCGTCCGCGAACGACTTGAGCACGTCCTTCGGGTCTTGCCCGTACCCACTCCCCCACTCGCGCCACGCCTTGATGACGCGCGCCGGCGTCTCCCGCAGTCCTTCTCGGGTGGGGTCGTCGCCGATGTATTGTATCAGGCGGGTCACGATGTCGTGCGCGCTGTTGTCGTTGCCCGCTTCCTCTACCTCCCACGGGAACACCAGCCACGTCCCGTGCGGGTAGGTCCCTTCTACGATGTCGCAACCCGCCGGGACCTTCTGGAGCAGGGCTACGAAGTGGGCGCCCCGATACTTTTCGTAGTAGCGTAGACGCGTGGCGCCTGAGTCAATCAGGTCGTCCACAAACACATCCGCGGCGTCCGGGTCGTCCGTCATGGTCGCGAAGACGTTTTCGTTCCGGAACGCCGCCATGACCAGCGCTGCCGCCGCGATCCCGCCGCGCGGGATGCCGTAGAGCTTCAGGTGCTTGGTGCGCAGGGTGGGCAGGTCGAAGGTACGCACCACACGCTCCGCACAGTCCTGCAACTCCCGCAGGGTGAGCATAACCATGTTAGGCATGCGCACCGTCCGCTTGCCTGTCGGTACGAAGGAAGACGTGGAGACCCGCTACCCACGGGCTCAGGTATCCATCTTGCGCGTCCGCCTTCAGGTACTCGAGGGCACCGCGCAACGCCTCGGGATGGTAGTTGTTGGTCGTAGGCAGTGCCATCACTCCTTCTGCCGCCGCACGCAGCACCAGCGGGTCGGGGAGATCCGCGTCCACGAACCCCTGCGCCCGTAGGAGGGTCGCGTGGTCGTGCCCGGTGGGCGGGTACGCCCCGTCATACGCGGTGTGGGTGTACGCGAGGGCGCTGTACGCACCGGGGGTGGCACACGCCAGCCGCACCGTTTGCGCCTTGGAGTGGAACATCAGCGGAGTGTGGATACGGAACACCCCGTCACGCAGTCCCAGCGCCTTGGTGATGGCGTGCTCCTGTGCCACCACGAACTCGAGGCGGCAGTCCGGATAGTTGGCGTTATCTGCTTCGCACACCCCGGTGATCAGGTCGTAGCAGTCCAGTGCCACGGCACGGTTCGCGGCCAACGTCAGGAAGAAGGCGTTCCGCATGGGCACGAACGTCAACTCGACACGGTCGCCGATGACAGTCGCCATCTGTTGAGCGTCCGCGTATTGCTCAAGGACCTGCGTGGGGTCGGTGAGCGGGCTGCGGCTGCGCAGGACACCGGGCACGCCGACACTTTGTACGTCAACCCCAGCGCGCGCGGCCACGACGGACGCGGCGTCAAGCTCTCGACTGTGCCGCTGTCCGTAGTTGACGACCAGCGCATGGACCGGGGAGAAGCGGGACAGCGCCCAATACAAGCAGGTGGTGCTATCCTGCCCACCCGATAGCACGACGAGGGCGGGAGACTGGTCCTTTGTCATTGATGTTTCCTGATGTAGTTGGTGAGGTGCTTTGCCGTGGTGTGATTGTCGCCGACACAACCCACCGCGCGGTTGCACTTGGCACACAGCAAACCACGCGTCTTTCCTGTTGCGTGGTTATGATCAACAGCAAGGCGTATTTTACGTGGTGGTTCTAAGCACACTGCACAGACCCCGCGCTGTTGTTCAAGCAGGGATTCATACTGCGTGATTGTCAGACCATACAATCGTTTCAGACGCGCTTTACGCGGCATGTGTGGATTACGACGCCGGTAATCAGCCATCCGTTTGGTTGCTGCTTTTCGACACACACCACAGCGGCAGCCGCGTGTATATCGAAAGTTACTGTGCGGTATCCCTAAAACACCAAGGCCCCTCCGCTGTTGCAGAGGGGCGTTGGTGTTTTGTCGGCGAACGCGCATCACGCCTTCGGCTTCGCCAGATAATAAACGAGACCGCGCTTGTCCGACTTCTCCTTGAGCACCTTGAGCTTGTGCTCCTTCGGATAGCGGTTGACCTGCAGCGACGCGGTCGTGAGCAGAGCGTCCTTCTTCCGCCCCGGGAAGACCTTGATCAGCTCGGCGTGGATCTCGGCCTTGCTGGCGCCGTTGCCGCGCTGCATCATGCGGGCGATGGTCGCAACGACGCCCGGTCCCTTGTCGGCCTTGGGGGCCTTCACCTTGGCGGCGCGCTTGGTCTTGGTGTTCTTCTTGGTCTTGGCCATACTGGTATCCTCGGACTGTGACGCGCTGGGCGCGTCGGTGGGTGCTGCATCCTGCGGGGACGTCGTTGCTGCTGCCTTCTCTTCCACGACCACCTTGCCATCACCCGTCAGGGAAACGGCTGTGGTATCGGGATTGACCTTCGCGCGGGCACGCTCCTGTGCCGCGTGCTTGGCGCTCTGCTTCTTGATGCGCTTGACCTCGGTGACTTCCTTCGCGTCGTCAGCGACGCTGGGGCCGCCACCCAACCGCGCGTCCACCTCACGCGCCATCTGCTGCGCGGCTGCGGCTATCACTTCCTTGGCCTGCGGTGCAGCGCCCCCGTCCATGATGTCCTTGACGGCGGCGACTACGGGGTTGGTCATGGTGGTGCTCCTGTCGTTGTGGGTGTGAGGTCGTTACGGGTAAGGTACTGTGATCGATCCGTGGTACGCAAGGGGGTCACCCCCTTACGCGGCCACGGCCTTTTCCGCCGGCTTGCCCCCGAGGACGGCGACCTCGTACAGCACGGACTTGGCGCGGGTGACCGCGACATACATCAGGTTGATCTCCTGCTGGACCTGCCACGCCTGCCGGGCGTACTTGCTGGGCATGTACTTGTTCCGCCCCAGCAGGTACACCCGCTCCCACTCCCGCCCCTTCGCCTTGTGGACGGTGCTCAGCGTGAGCGTGTCCGCCGGGCGCCCGCTGTCCGTGTCGGTAAACAGGCGGTCGATTTCCGCCCGCAGGTCGTCTACCGTGCTCCCGGGGGGAAGCGCGTTGCAGAGCACCCGGAGGGTGTCCACACGGTCGCTGATGCTGGCTGCCTGCGACTCGCGCCCCTTCGCCATCAACCGCGACACCTCGCGCTCCTCATATGCGTCCAGCTTGGTGAGCAGGGCGTCCAGCGACCGCAGCTTCCATTTCCCCGCGAGGGCCAGCAACCCCTTGCCGATATCCCGTCCCTCGACGTGGCAGGCCACCTTGCGCTTGATCAAGCTGTACGCCAGCTCGACCAGTGGCTTGGTGTTCCGGCACAGCACCGCGTCCTCCTTGCGGAGCATCCCTTGCACGGCGAAGTCGTCGAGCACCACGTCGGTGATCATGGTCACCTCCCCCTCGGGTGCCACGGGGGCGGCTTCGATGTGGCTGACCCACTGCTGCGCGTGGGCGACCACCGCCTTGGGGCAACGGTAGGTCACGGTCAACGGGAGCACGGTGCAGTTGAACTCCCGTGTGATGAGGTCGAGGGCGTCGCTGTCCGCCCCGGTGAACCCGTAGATGGCCTGATGGGTGTCGCCCACCGCGATCAAGCGGCCCCCGGTCTTCAGGAGCTTGCGTGCCATCGCCCGGCGTGCCGGGTTGGTGTCCTGCGCCTCGTCGACCAACACCCAATCGTAGGTCTGGAAGCGGGCGTTGTGGACCAGCGGTGCGTACAGCATGTCGTCGAAGTCGATGATCTCGTGGTCCCGGGCCGTGGACTCCCGCAGCACTCGCTGCGCCAGCACCAGCCCGGTGTCGATGTCAGAGTCCATGCTCGCGTCACTGCTCCCGTCGTCGGTGAGCAGGTCGTCGAGGTCGTAGTGGTTGACCAACTGCATCCATGAGCTCATGTCCCCGGCCGGGCTGTCCACCCCGATGAGCGCCTGCTTGGCGATGCTCACCGCCCGCTGCACGAACCGTCGCAGGCCCTTCGGCACCGCGAGGTCGTCGCAGATCATGTCCAGCTTCTTGTCCTCCACCTTCACGCGGTACGCCACGCGGCGCCACGCGCGGAAGCCGAACGAGTGAAACGTGCCTGCGGTCACGTTGGGGTTGCTACGGGTCCGTGACCCGATCTCCACGGCGATATTCTTGTTGTACGCGAGGAACGCGACCGTACCCTCCATCATGCTGGTGGCTTCGACGAGCGTGGTGGTCTTACCGCTCCCCGCCACCGCCTCGATGCGGGCGCACCCTGTCCCGGTGCGTACCCACCCGAAGACGGCTTGCTGCTGGGGACTCCAGATCCGTGTCATGGTCAGGTGCCTCCGGTTGGGGCAAGGCCGCAGAGGGGCGCGGCGTACAACGGGAACGCGAAGCCGGGGTGTGTGCCGGCAGGCCAAAGGCGCATGTGCGCCATCTCGTGCGTGATGGTGGGGGCGTCCAGCCGGCGTACCCATATCGCGTTGAGGCTGGGGTTCACCGCGCCGAACGGGTCGTCCAACTGGTCCCACCCCTTCGGGGCATGGTACCCCACGAACACCCGCGTCCCGCGCCACGCGGTGTCCCCCGTCAGGCACGTCGCGGCCTTGGTCCACCACGCGACCACGCTGTCCGGAACGACCGTCAGTTCGCGCGTGGGGCGCAGGGCTGTGCCCCACTCGGTGAGCGGTGGGGTGGTCTCGGCCGCCGCCGTGACCACGAGGAACACCGCCAACCCTACCACCATCTTGCCTTGCCGTGTCATGGGAACCTCGTCGTTGATGTGGTTCGCTTCTTCAGGGACACCACGGGCACCGTGACCGTGTCCTGCGCCTTCAGCATCACGTACCCGAGCACCGCACCCACCATCGTAGCCGACACGTCGAGCACGTGCTCCCGGCGGGTGCCGTGGTACTGGCGGTCGTCGTACACCTCCTTGCCCCGACCAGCGGCGGGAAGAACCGTACCGGACCCTTGAGCCCGACAGAGGCACCCCCGACGAACAGGGTCATGCCGATGATGGCGTGCAGGAGCTTGTCCATTAGGTCCTCCGTCCAAGGGTTGACCGGATCTCCTGCACCACTTCGCGTGCGACCACCCGTGCGACCACCCGGCGCAGGGTCCCCATGCGACCGTTGACGGTGCGGTGGCTCTGCGCCGCGATGCGGCGCAGGATGAGGTTCGCTTGCCGGCGTTTGGGGGTCATGTGGCCGCCATGCGCTCGAGCTTCTTCGCCTGCGCCTTACGGGCGACCTTCTTCGCCTGCTTGGCTTCGTTCCCCTGCGTGATCAGGTCCTCTTCCTTGCTGGCATCCTTGGCGACGTGCGACGTACTGAGTAGGCGCAACCGCACGAACGGCACCAGTGGGTTCACCTGCGTGCGCACCAGCAGGTCCGCGCGCTCACGGGCCTTGGCTTCGACGTACTCAAACCCCTCGGGGCTGATGTGGACCGTGTACTGCAACTCGAGCCACGCGGTGAGCCCCTGTCCCGGCACCACCACATTGACCGGCAGGTACACGTTGCGTGAGCGCCACCCGCCCGAGCGCGGGCACCCGTCGATCACGGACACCTTGCTGTCGTCGAGCGCGGTGAAGCTGCCGGGCTGCCCTACCACCCCGACCTTGCGGTTCGCCCCAGCGGCCCCACCTGCCCCAGCCTCGCGCAGCTTGTAGAACCCGTCCATGCCGCCGGCGAGCTTGATGAACTGGTGGCGGAGGTTCTGGTAGAGCTTGAACCCCAACTCCGTGGCGAGGTCAGCCAGTGGTTCCCCGGCGACCCAACGGTCGAACGCCTTGCCCACCTCGGGCGTCGCGGCGAACGCCTTGGCCTTCGCCGGCTTGGTCGTGATCTCCTGCGCCGCCGCGAGCGTGCCGGGGTGCTTGCTGGTGACCGGAAAGTTGACGGCAAGCTCTGCCTTCAAGTGCTTGACCGCGATCGCCACCACCTCATCTTGTTCGTCACGGGTGCGCTTGCGCATCGGAACCCGTGCTGCGTCGAGCGCCTTCACACTACGCTTGCCCTTCGGCGGTGCTGCGTTACGCCGTGCACCGGGCTTCACTTTGCTGCTGCGACTCATGGGACCCTCCCTCGTTGAGTTCCGCCACGGCCGCTCTGGCCGCGATGCGGTGTTGCAGGATCATGCTGGCCCAGCGTTCGGGGCAGTGGCGGTACACCGCCCCGGTGTTGCTCTCCAACTGTTGCGCCGCTCCCTCATGGTACGCCGCGAGGGTTGTCAGGAGCAGGCGCGTGGTGTCGGTGCTCACTTAGCAATCTCGGCGGAGGTACGCTGCGACACTGCTCAACGTGACTGCTGCCTTCTGCCACGCCTTCCTCTGTGTGGCGGTAATACTGTCCGGGGCGCCACCAAACTCGCGCGCCGCGCGCTGTTCAGCTATGCGGCCAAGAGCTTCAGCGACTCCGGCAACACCCTCCTCATTCACGAGGTTCTGTAGGTCGAGCTGGCTGTGCTGCTTCATTACATCCATCCGTCGTTGAGGTCCCGGGGGTGCGCGGGGTGCGCACCCCCACGGGGTTGCAGTGCTACAGTACCACTTGCTCGAGCTTGGTGCCCAGCGCCGGCAGCGCGTTGGCTTCAAGGTGGTCAGCGAACGCGTCGTCCTCGCGGGCGGTCATCCTGCGCTGACTGTTCAGGTTCTCTTCCTTGACTAGCTTGACCACCAGCCCCTGAGCTTCGAAGCGCCCCTCTACGAAGCTGATGCTGAGTTCGCCAACCTTGGTGAGCTTGGTCTTGGTGCCTTGCATGGAAGTGCTCCGTTCGTTGTGTGTGAGGTCTTCGCTTCGTTGATGTTGGTGGCGCCCTGTTCACGGCGCCTGCGGTTGTGTGGACCCGCCCCGGTGATCCTCTTGGCTGAGCATACACTCGAGCCAGCTTTTCGCACCGGGCATCATGGAGGGGGTCTTGGGTGGTTGAGGGGGTGCCCGGCTTGCCGCTCTGGCCTCGCCGCCTGCACCATCACCGCCCGCCCCGCTTCGCTTTTCAAACAACGACCTACTATGGTATAAGGTCATGGCGGGGCCGTAGGGTATCAAGGATCAGTTATCTCTATCAATATCAACGACTTACGGGGTCGACCACACAAATGTGATAGCCATTTCCGGGTCTAGACCCCCTTAGAAGCGCCATGCCCGCTCTGATACGGGGGACACCAGCACCAACCGCTCCCGGGCGCGGGTGACCCCCACGTACTGCACCCGTAGCTCTGCGTCCGGTTCACGCTGTGCCCCGGCTTCGACGCGCTGCGTGATGTCTGTTAGCAAGGCGACATGATCGGCCTGCGCCCCCTTCGCCCCGTGTACCGTGCTGATACGCACGCGCCCCGGCTTGGTCAGGGACTCCCCGCGCTGGCGGAGTTCGCGGATGTACAGCATGTCATCGGGGTTCATGTGTTCGCAGGCATCATACCATTGGGTTGCCCGGTCGAACCCCGGTGCAAGGACATGCTCCCACGCACACAACTCCGGGAGGTACTCGACCGCGATGTCGGTACGTACCCCGTGCGGCAGGAAGGGGAGCAGCGTGCGGACCTCCGCACGGGGTACCCCGTTGCCGCGTTGGAGATGGAAGTAGGCCATCGCCGCGCGCACCGCCGGCAACGCCCATGACCAGCGCCCGTCCGGCAACTGATAGACCACACCCTGCTGCCGGGCCATCGCGCGCCATCCGGCAAGCTGCGCATTCGTCCGTGCCAGCAGCAACCACTCTCCTTCTCGCACGTCCACGTACTCGGTACCCGTGACCCACTCGACCACACCCTCCGCGTCCCGGGGGGCGTACACCTTCGGGGTGCGTTGGTGCATCCGTGCCGTGACCCCGTCTGCTAGTCGCTTGATGCTGCGGGGGAGGCGGAAGCTCACCGGCAAGACCCGGCGCTCCCCGCGTACCCGTTGCAGGAAATCCACGTCAGCGCCTGACCAGTGGTAGACGGCTTGGTCGTCGTCACCGGCGATGATCAGTCTACAGTCCGCCGGGAGAATGCGCCGCAGCAGCGACCACTGTGCCGTCGAGGTGTCCTGTGCTTCGTCGAGGTAGAGCACGTCCACGTCAAGCGTGCCCCCGGTGTCCGCGATCATGTCACTGAAGTCCGTGAGCGCGTTGCGCTGCTTGAACGTGGCGTAGTCCGCGGCCAGTCGTTCGACGTACTCCCATTCGAGATCCGGTAACTGCGCGGTATCCCATTCGTGATAGAGGGAGGTTTCCCGTGCCGCGGCCAGTCCCAGCAACGAGAGCACGCGGTCGGCGAAGGTGCCTTCGTCCACGTCATAGATGGGCGGGGCAGTCCCGTCATCGGTGGGGTCCACGCGGGGGGCTGCCGCGCTGAAGGCCTCCCCCATCGCCGCGCCGAACTGGTGCAGGTGGACAGGGCCGAGCACGTCGCTGCGCGTCAACTCCGCCAGCTTGAACGCCGTGGCGTGGATGGTCTTGAAGTAGGGGAGGTCGCCCCGCGCCACACGGTTCACCGCTTCCCGTATCGCGCGCCGGGAAAAGCTCACGAACGCGAGGCGCTCCGGGGCGACCCCGTGCTCGAGGTCGTGGTGCACCATGCGCAGCAGGGTTTCCGTCTTGCCGGTCCCCGGTGGCCCTAGCACCAACTGCACGTCGCGCATCTTGGTGTCTAGACGGGAGTGGATTGTTCGCTGGTGAACAATCCACGCGTCGCATCTTGCATCTAAAACTCCTCGTCTGGCTTGGCTGCCGGCGCCGGGATTGGTGCCGTTGCCGCGTCGGTGAACACCGGCAAGGACCACCATGATAGCGACTTGCCCTTGAAGCTCCAATGACCATTCTCCGCGTTGCGGTCCCGCAGGAAGGACCACAACGCGTGCGCGTTCTGGAAAATGACGTGCCGCGACTTGAGGTACCCAACCAAGTCCTTGCTGCGGAAGAAGACGCGGTCGCTCTCAATGAAGACCTTGCCCTGCTGCAATCCTTCCCGGTTGGCCGCGTACACGTTCTGCGTACAGAAGCTCCGGGTCCACATCCATACTTGCCCCCACGGCCCCGCGTCCTCCGGGCTCGGCACCACGTCTGCCCGCGACACCAAGGCCTGAAGGTAAGCGCGCCACTTGGCCCCGGTCACGTTCGCGGGAATGATGTTGCACACCGCGAGGCACCGTTGGTTGAACAGATCCACGCTGTAGAGTTCGGCGTTGCTCAACTGCACCCGCTTGCCGTTCAGCACAATGACCCACAGCGGGTCATCGAACGGCGCTTCGTACTTGGTGATCTCCTCGATCTCCATCGTGCTGTGCCCACTGTCCGGGAGGTCACCACCCACTCCGAACAGGCGCTTCTTGCAGAGCGCCTTCTGGCAGACCGCATTGATGGGGACCTGCGTACAGAGATACTGATACTTCTTTCGGGTCAGCGACTTGACAATGTCGCCTACTTCGTCCTCGCGCAGCTGTCCCATGCGTTCGTTGTACGTATGGAGAAGGTGTTCCCAATCCACGGGGAACGCCTTCTGCAAGTACACACCCACGCTGACCATGCCGTTCCGCTTGCCGCCGTCCGGAAATCCACCCTGTGCTTCGTACGTTTGCAAACAGGGCGGCCCGTCCTTGAACAGGGTGTCGGGCACCGTGCTCATTACGGCCTCGGTGGCCTGCTCCGGTGTGAGGCACGCCGCGTCCGCCGCATCGAGGAACTGTTCGAAGGTGCTCGGCTTCCCGTCGATGATGGCGTAGCGGTTGGTGGTCGCCACGGTGAACCACGGGAGATTGATCCATGACCCGATGTCCCGGTCGTTAGCCCGTGACGACTGCTTCGGGAAAATCTCCACGGTGTGTGCCATGCCCAGCAGCGCCGCGTACTCTGTGAGACGGTGGCGCACCACGGTTGCCGGCACGGGGTCCTTCAGGAACAAGTAGAAGTGCCCACCCCCGGACTTCGACCGGCACAGGACCAGCGGCAACTTCTTGGCCTTGACCTTCTGCTCCCACTCGGCGTGATTCATGTCTCGCACGTCGAGGTCGATGGCCCCGAACAGCACGGTATCGTCCTCACGGAGCATGATGATGCCGAGCCCGTTGCCCACCCCCTCGAGGTGGTCCCGGTACAACTCCGGCACGGGTTCCCCGCGCACGGTGATGGCTTTACCCTTGACCTTCTCGCCTTCCGCGCCCTGTTGCTCTGCGAGCTTGAATGACCCGTATGCCTTGCCATATCCACGGAACAGGGATACGAAACGGGCGACCAGCGTATCCGGGACCGTATGCTCCCGGATACGCTGGCCTTCGTTCGGCGATGCCGAAGATGTCACGTGCTACCTAGAACGGCTCGTCGCCCGGCTCCCGCTGCGGCGTGGGCGCCGCACCTGCTGGGATGTCCTCGATGACCACACCCACCGCGTCCTGAATCGGCTGGGTGCGCACCGCGCCACTGAGCGCGGCCGCGCAGAACTCGCGTGCCGTGCGGTACAGCGCCTCGCCGTTGTCGAGCCCGATGGTGGGACCGTCCGGCACGATGTTGACGCCGAACCACGATCCCTTGTCGTTCTTCTCGGGCACCGACGTGATGCGGTACGACATGTAGAACATCGCTGGCGTGAATGGGGCGCCCGTCGTCGGGTGCTTCGCGACCAGCTCCTTGATAATGCTGTTCCACCGTCGCGCCTTCTTCAGCTGCGTGCCGGACAAGCTGAGTACGCACTGCCGCGCCGTGCCGTTCTTCTCATCCACCAGCAGCACGTAGTACATGCCGGCGCGCACCATCTCGGTGCCCTCGGGGGTGCGGTCCTTCCCCGTTTCCGGGTCACGGCTGCACCGTGCGGAGTTGCTGGGGTCGGTGCGCCAGTCCTTGACGAACCCACCACCCGTCGCGCGGGGCTTCCATTCCGTGTAGCTGGGCGTGAATGCCACCGGGACGACGAGTACGCCCTCCTCACCGTCGAACACCTCACGGGTGACGGTGTTGATGAACATGCTCGGGCGCCCGTCCGGCAGATACTTCTCGTTGCCGCGCGTGACCTCGGGCGAGAGTCCCTGCAACACACGCAGGAACGGGATCGCAAGGTCGTCGGTGCTGAACTTCTGGACGTTGTCCTTCGCGTCCTGCAACAGCAGGTCGGCGAGGTCCTGCGTGACGAGCCCCGTACTGGAAGGCACGGGTGCCGTGGCGACCGCGGTGCCGGGGGTGTCCGGCTCGGCTGGCGCCTTGGTCTTGCTAGCCATTGTGATGCTCCTGTGAAGTGAGTGGACCTACTTGGCCTTCTTGATGCTCACGCGCCGGGCGGCATACGCACCCACGCGGTCCAACGGCACGGGCTGACCCTGTTGGATCAACTCGCGCAATAGCGCCTTGAACGACGCGGTGTTGACCGACGACTTGTCAGTGAACCCGTACCCGTCGGTCTTCAGCTTGCTGATCAACGCCTCGGCTTCCGTGCCTTGGCCCTTCTTGAAGGGCACGAGGATGTCGCGGGTAATGAGACCATCATTCCCCGTCTCACGCAGCCATGCGCATGCCTGCCCCAGCTTGTCACCGGCGAGGGAGACTTGCAGGAAGGGTCCCACCTCGAGCTTCCGTCCGTCCGTGGTGGTGAAGGTCTTGACGTTCGCGGCGTCCATCGCCTCGGGGAGCGTCACCTCGAGCAGTGTGCGCTCCTGCGTTTGCAACAGCTTCAGCGACTGCTCGACCTGCACGATCTGTTCCTCGAGCGTCACCGCCTGCTCGGCGAGTTCGCCGATGGTCCGGATGGCGTCTGCCGGTGCCTGCGCCGCCACGGCTGCGGCGTCCGCGGCGAAGTCGATCGCCGACCCGGCACCAGCCGCGAACCCCTCGGGATGCTGCTCCTCACCCGGCTCTACGTCGCGGACCTGCCGCATGGGAATACGGTGCTTCATGTGGACCCTCCTTCGTTGATGTGTGGTGCGTCGATGTCGAGGGCGAGTTGCCCAAGGTCGACCCGCACCGGGATGTACCGCTCCACGACATTGGTGCGCCGCCCCTGCGCATCCTTTGCGCGCTGCGCACTCAGCCACACGAACTGATCGAACCCGAGGTCGGAGATGGCGACCCCCACCATAAGGGCCGCGATGGCTCCGCCCCCGGCCGCGGTGAGAAAATCCGCCTTGGGGTCGAAGTGCTCGAGGCGCTTCTTGATGTTGTCCAATGTGTGGACGCTCCGATGCAGCGGGTTGTCGCCTGCTTGCACCAGCACCACCACTTCACCAAACGCGGACAGCGGCTTGAGGTCCGGGGTTTCGCCGGCACGGCTGACCGTGGGTTGTACAAGGAGGTAAACTGTTGGTGATGGCATGGGCGGTTCCCGTCGTTGGGGTACGCGTAAAGGTATGGTAAGGGCCACGGCGCTACAAGACTCGTTCACCCCAGCAAGTAACGCAGCGCCGCGCTGTTGCGCACAATGTCCGTAAGCTCCTGCACCTTCTCCACGGACTTGATCATCTTCTCCTCCATCGTCCCTTCGCTCACGAGGTCCACGTAGCGCACGCGCTCCTTCTGGCCGAGGCGATACGTGCGGTCGTTCGCCTGCTTCCGTTGCAGGTAGCTCCACGTATGGGAGTACCAGATCACCGTCGTCCCTTGCAGAATGGTCAGTGACTCCGCGCCCTTGGACGGGGTCACCAGCAGCACCTTGATGCTGGCGTCCTCCTTGAAGGCGTTCAGCTGCCGCGCGCACTCGTCGTCGGACAGCTTCCCATAGTACCGCGCGCAAGCGATCCCTTCCGCGGCGAGCGCCACAGCCAAGCGGTCCACGTCATACTGCCACTTGCACCACACAACCACCTGCCCCGGTGCCTGCGCGACTTCGTCCACCGCCACGTCCACACGCGGACACGGGAACTCCGTCACCGTGCGGTTGCCCTCGAGGTCCTTGTGCCCAATGAATCCGGAGAGCACCTGCTGCATGCGGATCATCCGCACCATGAGCATCTGTTCGTCGATGACCGCGCCGCTGTCCAGCACCGTGAGGCACTCGTCGCGCAACTCGGTATAGAGGCGCCGTTGTTCTTCGCCGAGCGTGGTGTACACCGTCACCGGCGGCAACCGCTCCGGCATGTCTGCACACTCCGCGAGAGTGGCGGTGGCCATGAACGGGCGAATCTTGTCCAGCAGGATATCGGTGTTGCGGTACCCCACGATCTTGGTGAAGCGGTCGAAGCGACGCTCCACACAGAACCACGCCTTGAACTCCGTGTAGGTGCGGCAACCAATGATGCCGGGGTCGATGAACCCGAACTGCGAGAACAGGTTCTCATACCCCTTGGCCAGCGGCGTGCCGGTCAGGATACGGCGGACGCGTAGGTGCTCGCGGAGCTTGAGCAGCGCCTTGGTGCGGCGCGCACCCGGGGTCTTGATCTTGTGCGACTCGTCCGCGATCCCCATCACGCCCCACTGCTCGCGCTGCTTCAGCACGTCGGCGACGAACGCCTGCCCGCTGGACCCGGACATGGCTTCGATGTTGACGGCCACCAGCACCAGCGCGTCCGGGTCCCGCAGCGCGTCGGCAGCGGCCTTGGTCTGCTTCGCGGTCATGCGCGACGTGTAGAGGACGCTGCGGGTGTTGGCGGCAGGGTCCCAATGGAGCGCCGCTTGTTCCGGCCACACGCGGTGTCCCCCGTTCGGTCCCCACGCGATGACGGTGCGGATATCCTTGGCAAGGTAGCGGTGCATCGCGGTATCGAGCGCGATCTTGGTCTTGCCGGTGCCGGGGTCCATGAGCAGCGCGAACGCGTCGAGGTCGCCGCTCTGCTGGTAGATCCGTCGTTGGTGATCATACTGCGTCGTGTAGGGTGCGTGCATGGGTACAACGGTAACGCCGGGGTATTGGTGCTCCCTAGACCCACCGCCCTCGCCTGCACCAACGACGTAGGGCAGCGCAGGCGTGCATTTCCTTGGGCGGGGAACACCCACCCAACACTGCCGAGAAACGGTCTAGACCCGCTCTAGTCCCGCTCTAGTCCCGCTCTAGTGCAGCAGCGATCGGATGATGTCGAGGGCCACGGGCGCGGGAGTGTCCACGCGCGCCGTGGTGTTTAGGTAGTGGCAGTGCCATACGACCATGTCCTCATAGGGCACCGGAGGGCACGCACCAGCGGGTGCGCGCTTTGCGAGCGCGTACGCCACCGCGACGGGGTACATCATGTCGGCGCTGGTGAAGTGGGCGTCCATTTACTTCTTGACCTGATGGTAGCCGATGACGGCTACGGTGACCACCCCCACGACCTCGAGCACCTTCTCCGTGGTGTGCCACGCGCGCTTGATGAAGGAGGGACGCGGCGGTTCTGCCGGCACCTGCTGCTCGGTCTTGTTGAGCGCGTCCTTCAGGGACGTGACCAGCGTGTCCATCTGATAGGCGTATATGACGTGCGCGGTGCTGTCCTCGATGAACCGCAGGTACAGACCGAACGCGTCCTGCGACAGGCGATCGGCGGCCCGCACAAGGCCAAGGTGCACCAGCACGAACGCGGAGTCGGGCATGGCCGCCACGGTGGCCGAGTCGACAAGGACAACCGTGTCCGCTGTGGTGTCCTTGGTGAAGACCTTGAGTTGCGCGGTCAGCGCTGCGTTGTCCCGTTTCAGCGTGGTCACGCTGGCAGACAGGGCGCCCGTGGTCTTCAGGGCAGCCGCGCGTTGCCGGGCGGCTGCGGTGTCGCGGGCCGCGATGACGCGGTGCGTGCTGTCCCGCACGATCGCCACGCGTGCAGACGCCACACCCCGCGCTTCCGCGTCCTCGAGCTTGTGGTCGTACCACGCCGTCACGCTGAAGATGGCCGCGACACCACCCGCCAAGGCCCACGCGGGCCACGGCACCTTTCCCAGCACGGTCACGATCGTCTTGAAGTTCATGGCATCCTCAGCAGGTGGAGCGCCGGGGTACTTTGCGAACAGGCGCTTGCATGGTCAGTGCGACGTCGTCGCGGCAGGCGGTCGCGTTTCCCCCGGCACATCATGTTGCCGCCACGCGGCGGCGTACTTCCTCATAGTCCAGCACGCGGTTGCGCGTGCGCAGTTTCCCGTCAGCATCCTGTCCTTCGCAGTCCACCTTCCGCCCGCGCGGCCACGCCTCGATCGCGTGCGTGGTAATGCGCCACGTTTGCGTGAGCGGCCAGCGGTGCTTCCTGAACAACCGTACACACACGTCCACCATCGCCGCAAGCTGACGCGCCGTCGCGTGGTCCTTGGCGTTGGCGGTGATAGCGATCCCATAGAAGGCGGAGTTCGCGTCCGTGTACACCAGCTTCTCGCCGGAAGACTTACAGACCCCCGCGTGCCATGCCCGCGCGTCCTCGGGTGTCACGGCAACTACGACCCCGTCATCCTGCACCGCGATGTTGTAACTAACGTGGCACGCCGGGTCCTTGGTCAGCCATTGGATACCGGAGGCGTCACTCGTGCTGTCGTCGTAGTGCAGCATGATCCCCAGCCGCTGTCCGCGCACGCGGTTGAAGTTACCCAACATCTTCGCGCTCCGTGTGCTCCCCGCGTTCGTCATCGTGCTTCGCGTTGGGTTCCGCGTGGAGCAGCGTGCCCACCGTCCGGACCTCACCTATGCCGAAGCGGTTGATCAGGTTGCTCCCGAAGGCGACCACTTCCTGCGCGCTCACCTTGCTGAGCGCGTTGAGCACCGGGATCGCGTACACCAGCGCAATGCAGAGCGTGGCTTCCGGCCAGCCCGCAATGCCGGCGGTACGCATCTGCTGGTACATGCCGTAGGCGAACGCGGTCACGATCGCGCGGGACATGCTGAAGACGTAGGGGGCGTCGACGCTCATGGCGCGCGCAGGGTTCTTCTCCGCCCACGGCGACAGCAGGGCGAAGGTCACCGCGCGGACGAACTTGTAGAAGCGCACGCGCCTAGTCCCCTGAACGGGTAAGGTTACCGTCCCGCGTCACCGCGGCGAGGATGGTCTTGGTCTGCGTATCCAGCGCGCGATCGACACGCTCGAACCCGGAGCGCACCTCGCCACGGAGCGTATCCACCGACCGTTCGCGGTCCCGCTTCTCCTCGCTGACGCGCGCGTGGGCGGACGCGGCGCTGGCCTTGGCGCTGCTGATCGCCCCCTTGGTCAATCCCCACGTCGTGCCGGCACCGAACATCCCGGCAGCCAGCGCCCATCCCATTGCTTCCGGCGTCTTTGCTCCACTGACTGCTTCGAGCAGGGTGGTCAAGCCGGCGGTGGCGACACCGATGGCGAGGATGGTGAACTTGGTCGTGAGAGTCATGGGTGTAAGTTCGCTCGACATAGGGGGTGCGGCCACCAACGGATCAATCGGTATCCACGTATGCCGCCGTTGGCGGCGTGAACTCCTGCGACCAGTAGTTCCACCCCTTCATAATGCGCACCTCGTCGATGTACCCGTTGAAGTCACGCCCAGCGTTGACGGACTTGCCGATCAGGATGGCCGCTGAGTTGCGCGCCCATACGGTGTTCGTGCTGGCCTCAGTTTGGATCACACCGTCGATGTAGAGTTGGAACTGCATGCCGAAGGACACAACTGCGATGTGGTGCCACGCACCATCGTTGATGGCTACTGCGCTCGGCCCCAAGAGCGGTGAGCCGAGTCCCGCGTGGTAGAACGACACCTTACCACTGCTTGCCACGGCGTTGAGCAGTAGCGACCACGAGCCGGTCCCGAAGCTCCCGCTGTCGCGCTCGATGAGTGTGGCGAACTGCGTGTTCTGCGACGTGCGTACCCAACACTCAATCGTGTTCCATGTGCCGAGGTTGAACATCTTGTCGTCGGCGGTCACCGTGAGGTAGTCACCCGTGCCGTCGAACAGTGCGGACGCGCCGCCGAACTTGGACTGCGCGGTGCTGATCTGCGCGTTGCCGCTGGGCGTGACCGTATGCCCCTTCACGTCGGTGAAGGTCGTGGACGCGTTGGTGCCGTCCATATGCAGCAGCAGCACCGTCTTATTGATCATGCTGAGCGACCCACTCGATGACGGGGGCGACTGCCATGACGGCAGGCCACTGTCCACCATGAGCACATACCCGTCCGGCGCGGCACCGATGGGGAGGATAGCCGGGCTGTCTCCGTCGCTGTAGACCAAGTCTCCGGCGGCGCCGTTGTACAACCCCTTCAGGGTCCAGAACCCGATCTCGCGAATGTCCTCGAAGTGGGTGAGTTCCCCGCTCAGTGTGGTCACCTTCGCCATCGGTATCTTCGTAACCAAGTCCAGCGCCGCGTCGGCACTCACCGTGCCCGCATGCGTGCGCTGCACGTACTTGGTGCTGTTGTCCGCGATGACGATCGTCCCGTCGGCACTTACGCTGCCGTCGAAGTTGAAGCCGCCGTGGTAGGCGAACGTGCGGGTGGACTGCACCATCGCCGCCAAGCGCGGCGACCAGCCGCCGAAGATGATGGTGTCCAGCCGCGTGAGCGACTGGTCAAGGTCCCCGTAGGGGAGGCGGTAGCGCGGAGTGCTGGGCATGGCCTAGTAGAACCCCTGCCCCCACAGCACGTCGCCCGCGTCTGCAGGCGTGCTGCCGGAGCCACTGTCGTCATCGCTGGTTGAGCCGGGTTCCGTCCACCCGGACGCCGGCACACTGTACGTCGCCTTCGTCACGCTGAACACATCCTGCACTCCGTCGACCGTGATCTCCCCGTCCTCGAGGGTGCCGTAGTTGATTGAAGTAATACGCAGCACCAAGTCTGCCACGCCGAACGCGGACTCGTTCGCCACGACCGCGTCCCCCTGCATGAACGCGAACCCCTCACGGTTCATCTTCCACGAGTACCGCGCCAGCGGAATGCTGTGCGCTCGGCGCAGACGCGCCGCGACCAACGCCGCGAGGTCCGGGTTCGTGATGTAGGGCAGGTCGATGGGGAGCGTCCGGATGCGCCCGGTGGCCTGATAGTTCGCAAGGTCTTGGTCGGTGACCACATCGTCCACGAACCCCCGCTTCTCCGTGGTGTTGATCAGGCGACGGTAGGTCAGGCGGATCTCGTTGAGTGTTTCCTTCCATGTGGAGGGGGCATACTTCACCGCGCTGGTGTTGGAGGTGTTCAGCACCGGCAGGTCCATAATGTCGTAGTCCGGGCGAATGAGCTTCAGCCGCAACTGCCCGGTCACGGGGTTGGTCGCCAGCGTGGCGTCGATGGTGTTCAGGATGTCGCGGATCACACTGCCCGCGTCCGTGGGGCGCGTGAGGGTGCAACTGATCCCGAAGGCCTCGTCGCGCAGCGTGACCGCGCACGCCTCGAAGCTCGCAAGGTCCAGCGTCGCCGGGTCGCGGCCAATGCCGTATCCCTTGTGCGTCAGGATGTCGTAGAGGATTTCCGCGGGGTTCGCGTCGAGTCCGATGGTGGCCTCTGTCGCCGTCTGTCCCAGCGGCGAGTCGCCGGTCGGGTCCCACCACGCCGTCCGCCGCAGCAGCAGCTTCATCGGCTTGGGCGACCCGTCCTGCGCCGCGATGTAGAACGGCGTGCCGCCCCCCGCGCCCATCACGAGATACGCGAAGTTCGGCCACCGCGAGCAGTCGGCGCCATAGATGCTCGCGTCCGCGAGGATCGGATCCAGTGGCTGGCGGGTCGCGTCGTCGTATCCCCAATACATCGCGAGCCAGCCGTGCTCGAGCTGCGTGGGGTTCTCGTAGTCCGCCCCGATGCCCCCGGCCTGCTCATCGCCCCCGAACATCGCGTGCGAGCTATCGCCGTTCCGCGCGCCGTTATTCCCGAACACCTGCATGAGCGTCGGGCCTCCGGGGAACGACGGGGCGCTCGGGCCGCGCCCATCATCGATGAACCCGCCTGCGTCGGACGGCGTCGGCGGCGTGCCGGTCGCGCCGCCCAGGACCTCGTGGCCGCCGCCCGTGAGGTGCCAGTTCCGGCAGCTCTTGTCGCTGAAGCTGATGTCGAGGATCTCGTTGACGACGCCCCAGCCGAGGAGATGGTGCGCGAACATGGAGAAGAACCACTGCTTGTGCTTCTGCTTTCCGACCTTGCCCCACCACACCGTATTCGGAGCGACCATCGCCGTGCCCCACCACACGGGCACCGGCTGTCCGGCCGTTGCGGTAGGACCTTGAAACTCTTGGTCGCGCGGTCCCTTCTGCCGGGGCGCCAGCGCCTTCGAGATGAAGTAGCTCGCGACCGACAGGATGATGTTGATAAGCAGGAGCACCAAGAACCCGAAGGCCTGCAACGGTTCGCTGCTCGGGGGTACAGCCGGCACCAACCCCGCCAGCCGCGCGCCGGCGAGAGCAACGATCAGGACAAACAGGAAGGTGAACATGTTAGTTCAGCGTCTGCCACGGGGAACGGTCAGGCATCAGCGCGAAGCCGCCGAAGCGTTCGATGTTGTCGTGTACGTCAAGACAGTCCGTCGTATGGCGGTTGCACCCGGCAATGAGTTGCACGGAGTCCCCCACCACGGCCCCCAGCAACGGGGTTTGCAGCGTAAGCACGTCGTCGACCTGTTGCACCACGAACACCTTGCGCCCGAGGAAGTTCACTACCCCCGCGTTGTAGAAGGTAGAGCCGCTCCCCACATGGTCGTCCGGGCTGTCGTTCTCCACCACGGTGATGGTAAGTAGGTCCACGGAGATATCCGTAATGGTGCCGGAGAAGGTGACCCGCGACGCATCCGCCCCACAGAAGGCGTCAAACAGCATGTGCGGGCACGTGCGTTGGCAGAACACCCGCCCGGTGCTGTCACTCCACGCCGCCTCCTCTGAGGTGCCCACGATCTTGCAGAAGCTCCCTTCAAACAGGGCGCTTGCGATCTCGCCATTGAACAGCGTCGCCGACTCCCCGTCTGCGAGGCCCCGCTGCCAGCGGTAGATGGTCATGTGGATCGGCGACGGCGAGAGCGTACCACGCAGTTCATCCGTCACGCAGCAGATACGGGGGATGTCGACGTCCACCTGCATGGTGGTATCTTCGCCGTTCTGCTGAATGTCTCCGCGGTGCAGGCCGGCAGTGCCGGTGTAGGTCTCACTGTTGAAGACCACGTCCGACTCGCAGTTCGCGTACAGCCACGCCTCAACCACGGCGCCCGTGGTACGCGTGAACTTATACAGCTCAAGCGGCTCGCTGTCGGCAACGCTGCGTTCGCGGTCTTCGTATGTGGTCATGGCGTCTGCACCGGAAGATCAATCACTGGGATTTCCAACGTCCCGCTGCTCATGGTACTCCACTCAAGCACCGGGCTGTCGGTGTCCAACCGTACCAGCAACAGGAACGCAATCAGGTCCTTCGTGGTCACCGGGTGACCCACCGCCGAACTGATAGTAATGGTCTCCGTGCCATCCAGCGGGTTCTCCACACTGCTCTCAATCTTTCGCGCGACCAGTGTTTGTGCCACCGCGGCCACGCGAGGGAAGAAGGCGAGGTGCTCACGTCCGTATCCCACCCCACCATAGAGCAGGGTGTACCCGCTCCGGGTGATGTCGAAGGTGGTATCGGTGTCCCCGATGGTGTCCGTGGCGTGAAAGGCCAGCGACCACAATGGTATCCAGAATGTGTTTCGCTTCCCCTGCACCGTGTCGCGCACGAACTCCCGTGCGTTCAGCATCTCCTGCCGCGTGCTCAGCATGTAGCGCAGACGTGCAGAGGTGCGGGGGCGCGGCTGATGCGGTGAGTCAAACTTCAGCGGTCCCGGTCCGGTGTCGCTCAGCACGTTCTTGGCCTGCACCAACTTCATGGTGCGGGTCGGGTCCTGCCAGTCCGGCGCCCAATCCAGCAACGGGAGCGAGAGATAAGTCGGGAGACTCACGAGTGTGTTGCCTCGACGAACATGGTTTCGAAGTCATCCTGCCATGCAAGGTGCTCATTGTCGTCCGGGTCCACAAGATACACGGTCACGCGGTACACTTCGCCCGTACCCGAGATCGCGCCGTCGCCATCGTGCGCGAAGCCAAGGATTGTTGACGCGCCTGCGCGACAGGTCACGAACGCGCCACCATGCACACCGGCAACCTCGGCATTGGTGTAGTCATCGCCGGTGAAGTCGTGCGAGGTGACCTCCGGGGTGCCGTACCCCGGATCATCGAAGTGCTCGGTGACAATCTTGCAGCCCTTGTACGCCGCGATCTTCGCGAAGCGGACACAGAAGCCATGATGGAGTTCGACCGTGTCTGCGTTGAGGGACAGTTCGTCCTCGAGCGGGTAGTTCTGAATCCCGCCCGGCGCCCCTACATCGTACAGTCCATAGCTGCTCACGCGGCTGCCACGTCCCGTTACCCCGGCGACGTTGCTGCATCCGCCCATCAGGGACACCGCGACGGCGAGCCAGAGATGGTCAGTCGGCGTACCCGCGGCCGGCTCAAAGTATCCTGACCCGGAGAACACTGATCCCACGATGGGCGCCCCCTCGGGTTGCAGGCCAGCCGGGAACGGTCCGAAGCAGGTCAGGTCGCAGTCGACCCCGACTTCCGTGCCAAGGCCGATTGACGGGATGACCTTGTCGAAGTCGGCCGGACGCTTCAGGGTACAGAGACTGAACCCCGTGACCTTGCCCTTGCCGGATGGCGCCATGCGCGACGCGTGTGTGTACGTGACGCCACAGTCCGTCACACTGGTGTACCCGAACAACTGCCACGCCGGAGCACCGTCCGCAAAGTTCGGATGTAGACTGCCGGTGTTGTTGTTGTCGTGCGGCAACGCACTAGGGGAGAGGTAGAGGATGCTACCACCCCACGTCGGGCGTACCATGAGGGCACGCGCGGGCGACCGCGACTCGTCTTCCTCCCCATCCTCGCACGGTGGGTTCTTCGACGTGGGACACTGCCCACTCGTGAAGTCGAGCGCGACCTGCGCGGCGCCACGCGTGGGACGCAGCACGTCAGGGTCTTCCGTGAGGAGCATCAGTTGCAACGGCACGACGAGCGTGCGCTGCTTGGGCCAGTCCCGGGTGATCGCAGACCGCGCGGTCAGTGTGGTCCCGTCTTCTGACGCTAGTAGGAACGGCTCGTAGTCGTCGTGTGCCCGCCACAAGAGGCAGGGCACGTCCTCCTCGTCCGCGATGCGCTGCGTGAGGTCGCGACCGCTCGAGTCGTCAACCACGAGTTCCGTGTCATCGGTCGCCGCGTCGTCAGCCAGTACCATCGCGTCCTGCCACTGCGGGACGCCGTAGGTGTGTCGCTGCCATCCGAATATGAGCGCCTCGAGGTGCTGTGCCTCATCGCGCTCGAAGCACACCACATTCGCCTTGATGTGGTGGCGGGGGCGTAGTGGCGCACGCACGGCAATCCGTTGCTCAGTGCCATCGTCCGCCGTAATGATGTCGGTCTGAAACTCCCACCCTTCCTGAATGGGGAAGTTGAACAGGAAAGGCACCGGCCGAAGGACGGTGCCACTGAAGGGTAGGTCAAGGTCCACCGTAGGGATCGGCATTAGTGCCCCAAGACCTCTTTCGCAGACTGCCGATTGTTCTTCAGTGCCTTGATTACCGCGCGGCTCCCGGGGCCGCTCTCCACCTGCCGCACCACGGCGTCGGGGTGCACCTCGATGACCACGCGGGTAATGTCGCGGTCGATCCCCCCCGTCTGCTTGTCCAGCAGTCCGCCGGGGGCGTTCGCCACCACGGGACCGCCCGAGGCGTAGTGCGTGACCCCTGCGCGCCGCAGTGGCGCCCCGCTGCGCATCGCCAACCGCAGGCGCTCGAGCTGCACGAGTCCGCCCATCTGTCGCACCATCTGCTTGTTCAGTACGAACTCTCCCGGCGTGAGCATCGCGCGCACGCTGTCGCCGGTGCCAGCACCGGGCACCGCGCCACCGGCGGCGAACTGGAAGCCACCGCTCGGGACCGGCACGCCGAGCGCCTTGGCCACGGCGGTGATGGCCTGCAAGACAAGGATCTGTTGGATCATCTGGAGGATAGCACTGATGAAGCTGCGCGCCATGTCCCCGAACGCCTCGCCGACGCTGTGCGTGCCGTCGGACAGTTCGCTCAGGAACGTGAGCAGGGAGCGCCCACCCGCGACGAGTGCGCCCTGCTGCATCTGTTGTAGCTGGGTCTTGGCACCCTGCGCGGCGACCACAATGTCGCCCAGCTTCACCAGTTGGTCGTCAATGGCGGCCACGATCGCCGGGTCAGACACGGTCCCGCGCAGGAGAATGAATGCCTGCGTCAGTTGCTCGACGTTGGTCCCCTGCGCCGCGATGAACTGGTTCTGTTTGGCAAGCGCCTGATCTTGCGTAAGCAGACCCACTGAAACCTCTTGGTTTAGCTGGGTCTGGTTCCGCGCAATGGCCTGCGACAGACGGTCCGCCGCGGTGCTCAGGTTCTCGAACTTCGCCTTGCCCGTCGCCGCGTCCGTGAACTGTTGCAAGGCGGCTGCCTGCTGCGCCCCGGTGATCCCGATCTGTGTGAGCTTGGTCTTGAGTTCCGTGACCTGCTGATCGATGCCAATGAGCGCCGCGTCCAGCGTGCGCCCCTGCGCCTCGGCGAGCGCCTTCTCAAAGTCAAGCCGGGCGTTGTTGAGTTCGATGTCCTTGGCACTGCGCTCCGCGCGCACCTGCGCGATCTGTCCCTCGGTGCGCAGTTGCACCATCTGGATTTCGTTCTCCGCCCCACGCAGAGCCGTGCGTGCCTGAATGGCGTCCGGACCATCAGGACGAATCTTCTCCTGCGCGGCAAGGGTCTTGGCCAACTCAACCGCACGCACGCGGGCTGCCGTCAACTCGGCGTTCCCCTGCTCACGGATGGCTTGCTCACGCGCGGCGAAGAACTGTGCGACGGTACTGCGGCCTTGATCAAAGCTCGCACTGGCCGCGCTCACGAACTGTGCAGTGAGTTCCTTGACGCGCCCCAACTGGCGGTCCAGTTCGGCGATGCGTGCGTCGCTCATCGCCTTCACGATCGCCTGCTGGTCGGTCGCCTGCAAGTGGAGCGTCTGCTTGATGGCTTCGCCCAACTGCTTGGTCTTCGAGAGGATCTGATCCGTGCTGAGCTTGGTCACGTCGATGGGTTCGATCTTCCCACCCGCCTTGCGCAGCGTCGTGACCGTCTGGTTCAGTTCTGCAATGGCGGCGTCGCGGGCATCCTTCGCGGCACCCTGCACGTCTTCCGGCTTGCCGAACAGGGACTTCCAGAGCGCCGCGCTGTCGTCTTCGCCCGCCTTCCGGAACGCGCGGATCTCGCTGTCCGCCGTGGTGAGTTCGTTGAGCGCCTCCTTGAAGTTCCCCTGCACCACGTTCGCCATCGCACCCGCCACCCCTTCGACGTTGCGCGTAACGAGGAAGGTGATATTGCCGGCGGTCTTGGCGATTTCATTGAGCCCGAACACAATGACCTTGACTGCGCCTCCTACGATCTCCCCCAACGTCTGGAAGACCGTGCGCGCGCCCTGCGTACTGCCGGTCAAGTCATCCATCGAGTTGACGGACTGCACGAGTCCCGGGATCACGCCCTCTAGGAAGGTGCGAGACAGGGTAGACGCCTGCGACTGCAAACCCACCAGCGACGCGTTGAACTCCTCAGCGGCACGGACATCGGTCTCGCGCATGATCTGCCCGAGGCGTTCTGCTTCGCTGGAAGCCTTGGCGAACCCCTCGCCGCCCAGCGATTGCAGCAGTGCGATGAGCTTGGTCGCGCGCCCACCAAGCAAGGCCTGCGCGACCGTGCTCTTCGTCGCGCCGCTGGTGAAGTTGTTGAGCGCGGCACCCACACGGAGCAGGGACTCGTCCAGCGGGAGGTCGATCAGCTTACGCCAGTCGAGTCCAATCGCCGCGAACATCTGCTGCGTGGCGACGTTCCCCTGCTGCACTTCGCGCAGGGAGTTCGACAGTTGGTTGAACCCGAGCCGCAGGTTGACGAGGTCAAGGCCCATCGTGCGTGCGGAGAACTGCAATACCGACAGCTTCTCGACGCTGACGCCGGTCTCTTGGCTGAACCCGCTCAGGGCCTCGGCGTTTTGGAGCGCGTCCGTCCCGAGTTGCAGGAACCGATTGATGCCCAGCGCGGCTGCCGCCAGCCCGACAAGGTTCTTGATGGCGTCTTTCGCACCTGCGCCGAAGGAGGAGAACCCGGTGGCAGACTTCGCCGCCGCGTCAACCTCCTTGGTCTGCGCACCCATCTTCTTCAGCCCGTCAACCACCTGATTGATGGCGGCAGCGCCTTCCTTGCCGTCGCCAGTGATCTTCAGGTTCAGGGTAACATTGTTCGCCATGACCGTGCTCCGCTAGTCGTCGTGCATGATCCACTCAGGGGGTTGCGGCATCTTCCCGTCCTTCGTGCCCCCCAGCACGGCAAGCAGTTCGTGGTGCCGGTGTATCGCCAACAGGTCTTTCCGGTACTGGTGCTCATACGCTAGCAGGACCTCGCGCAACTCCCACCGTGCCACCCTCACGCACGTGTCCGGGTCGTACCCTGCCACCTCCCGCAGTAGGCGTGCCCACGGCCACCACGGGTCATTCTCCCACCGCCCCGCCTGCTCCTTCCGATGTCGTCGCGATCGGCGCGGGGCGCCGAACAGGTGCTCGAACTCCGCTAGGAGTTGCGACCGCTCGACAAAAAATCGCCCACCACCTGCGTCAGCATGGTGACCAGTATCTGCTTCTCCTCCGTGTCCGTCAGGGTCGCCAAGAACACCGACGTCGACGCCGCGTGCTTTGGTGACCACTCCCCCTGCACCGGCACCAGCACGCCGGCCAGTAGATCGCACACCGCGTCTGCTTCGAAGATACGGGTCACGACGCGGGTGAGGTACGCGTCGAGGGCGTCCGTGTCCTTGATGAGCGCGGCCTGCACCTCGAGGTCTGCTTTGTCCAGTCCGGCACGACGCGCCGCGTTCATCATCCACACATCCTGATCGAAGCGGCTGGCCCGTACCAAACGGAACTCACGCTGAGTGGGGAACCCCCGACCCAGCGTGAGCACCGTCGCCGAATCCTTCGTGGCGGTGGTCATGGCTTACGGAGCCAGACTCGGCGCATCGATCAGCTTGTACAGCGGCGAACTGGTACTGCCCCCGAACAGTCCCGCGCTGTCGTCGAGCAACTTGCACTTCAGGGTCCACGTCCCGAACTCGTTCTGGATCAGCCCGAGGTCGCCGTCACTGGTGAGGGAGCAGCGGTAGAACTCCGCGTCGCGGTTCGGCCCCTGCGCGTTGTCCGCGGCGAACCGGATCGCAGCCTCGACCACGACTTCGGTGCCCGCGCGGATGCGCTTGTGCGCCACCGCAACGGCCCAATCGTAGTCTGCCACCAGACCAGCCGTCACGTCGATGGTGCCCCCTTCCGCTGCGCTGAAGATGCGGATGAACCCGCGCGCCGCGTCGGTGACCTCGTAGTCCGTGCCCTCGGTGTAAGTTGCCGGGGTGTCCGGTGCGATGTTCTTCAGCACCACGCTCGAGACGAGTGGGTGCGCCAGCTTGAACAGCACATCCAACTCAAAGTCGTCTGCGGCGGCAAGGGGTTCCTCAACCACGGAGCCACCGGCAGACGCCCCCACGGATTCGATGTTGCCTTGCAGGAGGGCAGCGAGCACCTCCTCATTGAACTCGTCCCCTTGGATGGTGACGGTGACTTCGCGTTCGCTGGTGATCTCCTTGTAGATCACGTTCGCAGCGATGCGCGAAGACTTCTTGGTGAGCTTGGTGTCGGCCGTGGCAATCGTCAGTGCTTCGACGTTGCCCATGTCGATGAAGTTGCCGCGCACGCCGCTCGTGATGCGCGCCCAGCGGACGATGCCCCGTCCGAGTTGCAGAAGGTCCGGCGATGGAGAACGCATGGGACTGACTCCGGGGTGTGGTTGAGGTTACGCGCTGGGCGGATCGGTGAGTTCATACAACGGGGACTCCGTGCTACCCCCGAACAGTCCCTCACTGTCGTCGAGCAGCTTGCACTTCAGGGTCCATGTGCCGAACTCGTTCTGGATCAGTCCGAGGTCGCCATCGCTGGTGAGCGACGCGCGGTAGAAGAACCCGTCGCGATTGGGTCCCTCGGCGTTGTCGGCGGAGAAGTGGACACTGGCCTCGATAACCACCTCCGTGCCCCCGTCGATCTGGTCACGGTCGATGGTCGCGCCGTAGTCGTACCCGACCTTGATCTCTGCCGCCGGATTGATGTCGCCACCGTCCGCCGCCAGCACAAGGTAGATGAGTCCGCGCTTTGCGTCGACGATGGTGTAGTCGTCGCCACCGCTGCCGGTGTTGGTGAACGTGGTCGCGCCCTGCTTCAGCGTCAGGTTGCTGATGAGTGGGTGCGCCGTCTGCAGGATGACACCAAGTTCGCCGGGGGTGCCCAGCGACTCCGCGTCCACCGCGATGGTACCACCACCCGCCGCAGAGACCACGGACTTGCTTCCCTGCAACAGCGCGGTGATGACCTCAGCGTTGAACTCATCACCCTGCAGCGTGAGGGTGACTTCGCGCTCGCTGGTCACTTCCTTGTAGACGACGTTCGCCGCCACACGGGAGGACTTCTTCGTGAGCTTGGTGTCCGCCGTGGCGATGGTGCACGCCTCGACATTGCCCGCATCGAACCACGCGCTGCGCACGCCGTCGACGATGGGCGCCCAGCGGACGATGCCGCGACCAAGTTGCAGCAGGTCAGGCGATGGAGAACGCATGGCACAACTCCGAGCAAAAGGTGGTCAGGTTTACAACGGGAAAGTTCATGGTAGTTCCCTACAGGCACAACCAACGTGGACTTCAGGTCAGCCGCCGCACGCGGCAGGTGGCCAGCACGGCGCCGAACATGGTGGCATTGTGAACTCCCATGCGCACCCGGAACTGTTCCAGCTTGAGGATCTCTGTGACTTCCACGGAACCCACCGCGCCTTCGCCGCCCAGCGTGCGCCACGTATCCCCGTTACTGTCAGCCGGGATCGGCACCTTGCTGAGCTTGGGTTCGTTGAAGGCGAGCAGGGAGTCACTGACGGCGGTGAGCACGTAGTCACCCCGACGCCGGGAGAAGAGTTCCGGCTGGTCACGCTCGATGTAGCTCAGGCCGATCTCCACCCCGTCGAAGTCCAGTTGCCCACGGTTCCGACGCACCATGCTCGGCGTGGAGACCTGCGCGACCAGTGCGAGCGCAGGCACGACCGTGGGGTTGTAGCGCGGGAACATGCAGGCGTCGTCCACGTCGTTGTAGATGGTGACGGGAAGTACATCGGTGCCGATGGCAAGTTCGTCCTCGTCGTTGCCGTCGAGACCCGTATCGATCATGGCGTCCAGCAGCGCACGGACGCCATAGTCCTCGTGGGTGTTGACCCAGCGAGTGATGATGCGCGTGAAGCGGGTGTTCATGTGGCCACCTGACGGATGCGTCCTTCGATGAGGTAATCGCGGATACTTTGGCGGATGTCCTCGAGCACCACCGGCGGCAGGGGGTCAGGGATCAACTGGCGCTCCGGAATGATCCCCTTGCCGGGTCCCGTGGTCTGCTGATGAAAGTCGGCGTACGCGACACGCGTGCCGAACAGCAGGGAGAAACGGTCCGTGGTGTAGATGCTGCCTTCCGCACCGCGTACCGTCAGCGACTTGAGCAGACGCCCTTCGCGGATCATTATTGGATGTGCACCCCCGTATCCCTTCCCTTCGCGGTCGCGGATCGTGCTCGGGGCCAACTCCGGCCATCCACTACCGAACGCGTCGCCTTCGGTCGCGAACTGGATCTTCACCATCTCCCGCAGCGTGCCGAGGATGGGACCGCCGAGCACGGGGCGGTAATCCTCAAAGCGCCCAGCGAGCAGGGCGAACTTGACCTGCGCCTCTGACGCGTCGAGGACAGTGCTCAGACCGGCAATCGCGGACTGTGCCATTACAGAGGCTCCGTCTGTCCATAGCCCTGCGTCGGGGAGACGCCCCCGCCCATCGTGCGCGAGGACCGCACGGCGCGGATACGCCCGAACGCCTCGACCATGTTGTTGCCTGCGGCAACGGCGGACTGCACCTGCGTGATGATCTCGAGCGCCTGCGGGTGAATGGCCACGTCGCGATAGGTCACGGACTCCGCCTGCGCGCTCGAGGTTTCTGATGCGACTACAAACGGGTCTAGACCCGCTTCCACCTGCATGTTCAGTTGCAGCACGACCGCAAGAGACACGCGTACAAGCTGCGCGGCGCTCAGCCGGGCTACCATACGGTCGGTAAGACCAAGCAGCGCCTCAGCCACTTCCTGTTGCGCGGCGTACTGCGTGGCGCTCTGCGTCAGCAACGCGAGCACTTTCGGCGAACGCAGCGCGTTGCTGCTGATGTCGATGAGCATCGGATGGTTCCCTTGCTGCGGCGATCGCAGCGGTGAGTTCGGCTCGCGACAATCGCGAGTAGCGCTTGATCTTCAGCACGCGCGCCTCTGCCTTCATCTCGGTCCACGATTGGTTCGGTACGAGCGCGCCATTCGCCAGCAGCTTGCGGCCGACCCCGCACACATACCCCAGCGCCTTTAGCTTGGAGATGTTGTGCCCCGTGGCGACCAGCGCTGCTTCATCACCGGGACGATACACGCGATCATCCCCATGCAGTTCGAACGCGCGGACAATGCAGAAGGTGTACATGACTACAAGGTGCCGTGGCACCCGTTCGTAAAGCTAGAGAACCCAACGGCGCCGGGGTCACACCCGGCGCCGCTGAGCAGGTTCCCTAGCACCAGCGGTTCCATTTACGCGGCCGTCTCGTACTCGATGCAGACATCGGTCACCACCACACCGGGGCCGGCGAAGTCGATCCCGCCCGCATCGGCCTCGACCAGCACGCCCTCGTCGTAGAGGTTGGTGCGGCTTTCCGGAGCAGCCGGCAGACTTTCCGCTGCAATGCTGATCAGGCCAAGCGCCCGCAACTGGCGGGCTTGTACATCCGAGATCGCCGCCTTGAGCGCGGTCTCGTCTCCCACGTCGTAGTTCACCCCGAGATAGGTGAACTTGCAAAGGATGGTAAGGTCAGCGGTCGTGGACATGTTTGTAGTATCCCGTAGTGGAGCGGCCCGGCGCCCGCCTTGTGCGAACGCCGGGCCGTGCCTGCTCTCCGCTACGCGGGTTAGACGCCCGCGTCGACGACGTACAGCGCCTGCTCGTTCGGCAGCGCGAGCGCGTTCACCTGACACTCAACCGTCAGGTCACGCCCA